AAGTAAAAGTAAATTCGGTTGCAGCAGTATTATAATTTCCAATAGAATCGGTGAATTTATTTGCGTCAACATTAATTGTACATACACGTTCAAGAAATTGAGAGTCTCGAGTAAATGTGGCATTGTAAATCTTATTGTCTGAAGTTGTTAAAATACCTAATTCACCTCCAGTAACGCGAATATTCTCCTTCGCAAAATTAGTTGTTGTTTCATTGGAAGTGAATGTTAATTCTATGGATGCATTTTTGGTGGTTCCATTATTGGCAAGGGTTGAACCATTGGCTTTTGCGGCTATGGTCATGTTAGGTTTAGTATTATCAAAAGTAAAAGTAAATGGGATCGAATTATTCGAAGCAGTATTACCATTTCCAGCAGCATCGGTGAATTTATTTGCCGGAACAGAAATTGAACATTCAGTTTTACCACTTTCACCACTTTGATAAGGAGTAAATGTGGCCGCATAACCCGTTGGGCTGATAGTCGTAAGAGGATATGATAAAGTACCTCCAAAAACAATAATATCCGCGTACTCAAAACCAGTTGGTACTTTAGACAAGGCGAATGTTAATTCTATGGATGTATTTTTGGTTGTTGAACCACGGGTAACGGATGTTGATTCTACGTCGATGGTAGGACGAACGCTATCAAAAGTAAAAGCAAATTCGGTTGCAGCAGCATTACCATTTCCAGCAGCATCGGTGTAAGCGCCTGCATCAACATTAATTGTACATAGACATTGAAGAAATAGAGGGTTTCGAGTAAATGTGGCCTTATAAACCTTATTGTCTGAAGTGGTTAAAGTACCTAATGTACCATTACTAACACGAATATTCCCCACCGCAAAATTATTTGTGGCTTCATCGGAAGTGAATGTTAATTCTATGGATGTATTTTTGGTGGTTCCATTATTGGCAAGGTTGGAACCGCTGGCTTTTGCGGTTATGCCCATTTCAGGTTGATCGCTATCAAAAGTAAAAGCAAATTCGGTTGCAGCAGTATTACCATTTCCAACAGAATCTGTGAATTTATTTGCTGCAACATTAATTCTACATACACCCTGAATGATTGGAGTAAATGTGGCCGTATAAACGGTTTGGCTGATAGTCGTAAGAGGAGATAATGTACCTCCAGTAACGCTAATGCCCGCGTAGTCAAAATTAATTGTTGCTTCATTGGAAGTGAATGTTAATTCTATGGATGCATTTTTGGTGGTTCCATTATTGGCAAGGTTGGAACCGCTAGCTTTTGCTGTTATTTCCATGGTAGGTTTAGTATTATCAAAAGTAAAAGTAAATATGTTCGAAGCAATATTATTTTGACTAGCAGCATCGGTAAATTTAGTTGCTGGAACATTAATTGTACATACGCCCTGACTAGTTGGAGTAAATGCGGCCGTATAATCCGTTGGGCTGATAGTCGTAAGAGGAGATAATGTACCTTTATCAACAACAATATCATTAAAATCAAAATCACTTGTTGATCCAGAGGAAGTGAATGTTAAAAATATGGGTGAATTTTTGGTGGTTGAACCACTGGCAACGTTTGATGCTGATATCATCATTGTAAGTGGTGGTAGAACCAATGTTACACTATTGTTTCCAAAAAACAATATGTCAGTAGTAGTAGGAGAACTGTATGTTTGCGAGTTAATTGTTTGCGTATTCATTTTGATAATAAGATTTGCAGAAGTGTTATCGAAAGCGTTACTACCAATAGTTGTGACCAATGGAGGAATCGTCACGGATGTTAACATGACGCAATTGTAGAAAGCTTGATTACTAATAGTTGTGACCGATTTACCAATCGTCAATGACGGTAAACGTTGGCAATCGATGAAAGCTTGAATGCCAATAAACGTCACCGAATCAGGAATTGTGATTGATGTTAAACCACGACAAGCGCCGAAAGCAACATTACCAATAGACGTTACCGATGGAGGAATCGTGACTGATGTTAAATCAATGCAAGTAGCGAAAGCTTGTCTACCAATGCGTGTCACAGCATAACTTGGGTTTTCACCTACTGCAGCAGGAATAGTAATTGCTCCGCTTAAACCATTGCCCAAAGTTGTGGCATTAGCATCAACACTTTTGCCAGTACCAATTGATGCATTATTATTTACATCTAACGTGTAGTTCCAAGTAATGCCGCCCACATCTGTGAATTGGTATATTGTTGACATCGTTATATGATAATATTCGATAATAAATGTGCAAGTTTATTCAATGAAACAATTTCTGTTAACGATTGCCCTTTCACATCTTGTGGAACGCCTAATGAAGTTCCATTATAAATGTTCAAGGGTGTAATATAGTATATTCATTATGATATAATCATATTTTAGGTATGATTATATCATAAATCCCAATAAAGTTCTGTATTATTTAACCGTATCAGTACCCCCAGTCATAATATATACATGTGTATTATGTTTCGGCGTAAAATTGAAATCAACCATCATCACTAAAATCTATCATATTATTCATTGACTATGTCATCATTAAAAGTAGTTTCATCAAAGAAAGTTGCATCGACAACGGAGTCTGCCGCGTTGGCTCAACAATATCAACAAAAAACTGATAAACAGCATATTTTGGACAATCCAGACACCTACATTGGGTCCGTCGAAAATGTGGATGCGTCTTTGTGGGTATATGACGAAACTGAAAACAAAATAGTCTTTCGCGACATTGAATACATCCCCGGTCTGTATAAATTATTCGACGAAGGCATTGTAAACTGCAGGGACCATGTGATTCGTATGATTCAATCTACCATGCTAGAAAAACGGTTTGTTACGTATATTGAAACATCCATCGACGCTGACGGCACAATCACCATGTCCAACGACGGAAATGGTATTGATATTGCTAAACATCCCGAGAACAACCTGTGGATTCCCGAGATGGTCTTTGGTCATTTACGTACGTCTACGAACTACAATAAAGACGAAAAGCGCATTGTCGGCGGTAAGAATGGTTTTGGATTCAAACTCGTTCTTATTTGGTCTACATATGGTCGGGTTGAGACGGTTGACCATGTTCGTGGACTGAAATACATCCAAGAATTTCACGACAATCTAGACCGCATTGACCCTCCTAAAATCACGAAAGTCGCTACCACATCCAAGTCGTATACCAAGGTATCGTTTAAGCCAGATTATAAGCGCTTTGGTGTGAACGGAATCACATCTGATATGTTGGCCCTTCTAAAAAAGCGAATCTATGATATTGGTGCGATTACGGATCATTCTATTAAAAAAATCAAGGTGGTATGCAATGACACCACGATCCCTGTGAAAAATTTCCAACAATACATCGATTTATATATCGGCAATAAAGAACAGACGAAGCGGGTGTATGAACAACCCGATGAGCGATGGGAGTACGCAGTTGCGCTATCGCCGAATCACGAGTTTATGCAAGTGTCGTTTGTTAACGGAATCTGCACGTTCAAAGGCGGAAAACATGTGGATTATATCACAGGGCAACTCGTGCGGAAGCTGTGCGACTATATCGAAAAGAAAAAGAAAATAAAGGTGAATGCAGCGGCAATCAAAGAACAAATTATATTGTTTCTGCGATGTGATATTGAAAATCCATCATTCGATAGTCAAACCAAAGATTACATGAACACGCCTGCAAATAAGTTTGGCTCGGCATGCGTAGTCAGCGATGCGTTTGTCGAAAAGATTGCTAAGATGGGCGTGATGGACGTTGCATGTTCGTTGGTCGAAGCCAAAGAAAACAAGTTGGCGAAGAAGACGGACGGTGCAAAGACGAAGACGATCCGCGGAATTGCCAACTTCATCGACGCAAATTACAGCGGCACGGCGAATTCCAAAGATTGTATCCTGATTTTGTGCGAGGGATTATCAGCTTTGTCTGGTATCGTTTCTGGGTTGTCGAGCGATGACAGAAATACAATTGGTATTTATCCGCTGAAAGGAAAGCTGCTGAATGTGCGCGGCGAACAAATTAAGAAAATCAGCGAAAACAAAGAGATTAGTGATATCAAGAAAATATTGGGACTGGAAACGGGTCGTTCGTATGAAAATATGGCGGATGTAAACAAGCATCTTCGCTATGGCAAAATCATGTATATGACGGACCAGGATTTGGATGGGTCTCATATCAAAGGATTGTGTTTGAATCTCTTTCATAGTGAATGGGCGTCTCTCACTCGTATTCCTGGATTTCTGTCGTTCATGAATACGCCGATTTTGCGCGCAAAGAAGGGAGCCCAAACTCTTCTGTTCTACAATGACGGCGAATACAATACGTGGAAGAATGGATTTGGTGAGGCAGGTCCATCGGGTTGGACAATCAAATATTTTAAAGGATTGGGTACGTCTACATCCGCCGAATTCAAAGAATATTTTGCAAACAAAAAGGTGGTTGACTTTGTGTATTCCGGCGAAGTTAGCGATGATACGATCGATAAGATTTTCAACAAAAAGCGAACGGACGATAGAAAAACGTGGTTGGAACAATATGACAAAAATGCCTATTTGGATACAAGTCATGCATCGGTAAAATATGAACAATTTATCAATCATGAAATGATTCATTTCAGCACGTACGATTGCGCGCGTTCTATCCCGAACATGGTGGACGGCCTGAAGATTTCACTTCGAAAAATCTTGTATTCCGCATTCAAGCGGAAGCTTACCAGCGAAATCAAGGTGGCCCAGTTTTCAGGATATGTATCAGAACATAGTGCGTATCATCACGGTGAGGCGAGTTTGAACGGCGCGATTGTAAACATGGCACAAAACTATGTTGGCTCAAATAATGTAAATCTGTTAGAACCCAATGGACAGTTTGGTACAAGGTTACATGGCGGAGATGACAGTGCATCCGAGAGATATATCTTTACACAGCTTAACACATTGACTCGTAGTATATTTCCCGAGGCGGACGATGCAGTGTTGAGTTATTTGAATGATGATGGAACGGTCGTGGAACCAGAGTATTATGTGCCGATTATTCCATTTGCATTAATGAATGGTATTTCGGGTATTGGTACAGGATTCTCATGTAGTATTCCGTCATACAATCCATTGACTGTAATTGATTATTTACAGAATCGGTTGGCGAATAAATCAAACGCACATATCGAGTTCGTGCCATATTATGAAGGGTTTACTGGAAAAGTAACTCGTATTGCGGACAAGAAATTCTTGGTGAAGGGCGTTTATGAAAAAATCGGCGATGATAAGATTCGCATCGCCGATTTGCCCATCGGCACATGGACAATGCCATACATTACATTTTTAGAAACATTGATGGACGGTACAGTAAACGCAAAGACGGGCAAGCGTAGTTCGCCGTCAATCAAAGATTTCACATCGGTTTGCACCGAAGTCGCGGTTGATATTACAGTTGTATTCCAGCGTGATGTGTTGGGCGAATTGGAAGCCGAACTCGACGATAATGGTTGCAACGGTGTCGAGAAGTTATTGAAACTGACGACAACCATCAGTACTACTAACATGCATATGTTTAATCAGGACTGTCGCTTACATAAATATGAGAATGTGGAAGAAATCATCGATGAATTCTACGGGGTTAGAATGAAGATGTATGAAAAGAGAAAGGCGTATTTAGTGCAGAATATGGAACAACGGCTTGTAAGGCTGTCAAACCGTGCACGTTACATTCAAGAAACATTGAAGGGGTCGGTGGATTTACGTCGTAAGACCGCGGTCCAAGTAAACGAACTCATGACAACGATGAACTTCGCGAAAATCGACGGAGACTATAAATATTTGATAAAGATGCCAATGGATTCGGTGACAGATGAAAATGTGGCATCGATTATGAAAGAAAAAGCAGATACGGAACACGAGTTGTCGGTATTGAGAAACACGACGCTCGAACAAATCTGGACAGGTGAATTGAGCACGTTGAGAGGTCATTATAGTGTGTACAAGCAAAAGCGCGAAAAGATTCAAATGGGTCAACGTAAAGAAAACCAAACCAAAAAGGTAACCAAGGCATTGAAACTAAAGAAGTAAAGAAGTAAATACATATAACAAAATGGCTGCTGTGTATATATTGTAATATTTTTTTACACCCATTGCTTCAACTCCAACTGTTTGTATTCGCGGTCGCTCTGTCTCGGTAGTTCAAGCGGAACAACCAATGTGCTCTGGTCTTCACAATATTTCATGTAACCAACAGCTTCGTTATAAACCGATGACACTGCATAGTCAAGTACCAACTTATTTAAGCGAGTGACTTCTTTTTTAATATTGTTCATATCATATTCGGCATATTGCAGAAAAATACTTCGCATAATAACCTTTAATGTATCTATATTCTGCGGAGCAATGACATACTTGTCGCCAGACATTTTATACACTCCCGCTCGTAGTCCATTTTGAACAATTTGAATGTTTTCCGCCGAAAAATACACCGTCGCCAACATGTTCGATTCAATGTCGCCTGCCAACGCGTCTCTGTATTCACTCGTTTTATTTTTCACGGCGATGCGTTCTTGCATTTTGAACTGTACTTCTGGGGATGGAGCTTCCACTATATTGACTCTGCCATTATAGGTGGATTGATTTAATATTTGATTATTTTGATAAATATCCACACTCGTCAAATTCATGTTGTTTATATAATCTGTAATAAGAAATAAATATGCAAACGACTAAATATTTAGTGATATGAATAACCGGGTACTGAATATTTTATAACAATAGTGTATAATGGAGTGGTTCTATTTTGTAGTCATAGTTGTAGCTATTATTTTACTTATAATCATGTTAGCCTATATTGGTACTCGCATGGTAAGCAACAAAAAAAACGGAAAAAATTCATCTGTATTTCCGCCTGTCAAAAATAATTGTCCAGATTTATGGAAATCAAATACTCTTGGCAACACTGTGACGTGCACTATACCGGCTTCAAACGAAAGTAATGTGGGGGATTTATATACTAACGGTAATGATGATAGTGTGAACTTTAATATCGGTGCTATATTAGGCAGTGAGACAGATAAGTCAGTTGCGTTCTCGACAGACAATGCAAACACACTTGGTATGAGCGGGGATTGTGCCAAGAAGAAGTGGGCAAACACACATGGCATTTTGTGGGATGGTATTTCTAACTACAATCAATGTTAAGTCACGTGATTAGGTAACGTGATTAGATACAATTAAACACAATGCAAATGATATGGTCGGCAAAAGGTGTATAAAAAACATTTGCATGTAAGTTGTAATATAGTATATGTCATTATGAGCCATTTCATGTTCGGTCACGTTCCTGACGGGTTCCATCGTAACAATTAATTCGTTCATGGAACTGGCAACACACGTTATACCCAAATTTATTACCCATACATATTTACATACTTCTGGAAATTCTGTAAATATAATATAACTCTTTGCACTCAATGCAGCAACCGTCATGCATTTATCGATATGTCGAATACTTCGATTATTATATCCAGATTTGCAAAGTGTATACGTTCCAGATGCGCCAACCAGTAACAGCGTTGTGAATACATACTCATGCATCATCGATATATACGCGCATTGCATGGTCCATATAGCTGAATAGTACACAAATTTTGAAATGTGCGGCGGACAAACTGGGAGGTCGTCAAACTGCATTGTAATAACCGGGTATTGTTATTACAATTCTTATTATTATATTACTATATTATTTTACATATTTGATTACGTTGGGTGGCTCGGCCATGGAATATTCCAATTTAGATAACACACATGGACGCTGAACTAATACGTGTTCATATACTCCGCGGTCTCCTTTGGTTTTTATGTCGAGTTGACAATTCTTGTCGAGAACAACCATTGTATTTTCATTTTCTATTTTCGGTTCTCGCTTATCCATCTCCATCACCTCGTATTTTAACATGCGTAGATTTCTGGCTTCTGCGCTGATTTGTTCGGCTTGTACACGAACCGCCTGTGACAATAATTCTGGGTTATTCGACTCTTTATACTCGGCTAACAGCGCACGCACGGATTCGGTTAACTTAAATATCACCTCGTTTTTCTTCGTGACAAATTCGTCTTTCACTGGATTGTTATAGATTTCATTGTGACCGGTCGCTAGCTCATCATAAACACCACTGTTAATATTGTATTCGTCGAGGTCTTTTTTGAATTCCGCAATGGATTGTTCCTCGCTAATATAGCTGAAGAGCACGTCGAGTTTATCGCATATTATTTTTTGCTTGGCAACTTCGATTTCCGTTTTAAATTCCACAATGGTATCCTGATGTCGCGAGAACATTCCATTATAAATTTGAATATCCAGATTACACGGGTTTCGTGTGTCGCCACAAATCGCCACGTATTTATTGTTCTTTAATAGAAACTGTGTCCCCACTGGCCGTTTGCATTTTACGCAAGGCACTTTGATTGCTTTCACCGAATTGCGCCCCATCTTTTTAGTAGGGGCCTTTTCATAAACAGCACGTTTTGCCTTGTTCAAATCCTTTTCGTAAGCTGCTTTCATCTTAAAGTATTCGTTCAATGCGCCCACATACGTCTTGTTGCGTTTCTGGTCTTCATCGTCGGCATTTCGACGCACGGTCGGGTTCCCCGCTGCATTACGGAATTCAATACTCGGTGTATTTTCCATGACAAAATCGCCGACGCCTTCCGGGAAATCGTATATGATATGAATAATTGTATTTGATATATGGAGAACCTGCAGATTTTTCACATTACTCAAATATAATGTATCCAGTAACGCATTGTTTTCACAGTGTATTTCCTGAATTGATTCCGGTAAATCTGCCAACTTTGCGAGTCGGTTCGATGCGCAATGGAGAACCTGTAGATTTTTTAAATAATCTATTTTTAATACCTCAATGTAGTTGTTATTTACATTCAAATATTCTAACGATTCGGGTAGGTTCTCCAATGCGGTCAACAAGTTGTTGTTGCATGTGAGCTTTTTTATTCCGGCAGGTAGGTTTGTTATACTTGTAACATCTCCTTCCTTAATAACAATTTCTCGCAACAATCCAAACCCGAGTTCTTTGACAACAGTGAAATCTAAATCTCCATGTAAAGATTCCTTAAATTCAAGAATCTCAATGCGCTTGTTTGTCTTTTCGAGAACATTGCGTATTTGAATATTTCCTGTATTATTTTGGGTTATAATCTGTTCCCTTTGTTCACGAATGATATTCATATGATGGACGTATATATAGTATAATAATAATATATATATTATCGTTGAATAAACGGTAAATCTGTTATATATGACGAGTTCTGTTCTTTCTTCTGTTTGGTTTCTTCTTGATAATATCTAATCTTTGACACTACATACTCCTGGTCCTTCAACATTTTTTGGTGTCGTTCATAATCATTCGGTTTGTTTTTATAACAATAATACAATGTATAACCGACGATTAATGCGAACACTAGGAGAACCGATATATTGAGAACATAATAATAGAAATTCACCCTGGTTTCATGGCATTTTTGCAACGTTTGTTGTAAATAATAACTGGCACTGTTCTCAATTAATTGAGGAAAGCTCATGTCTTCGTTCACTTGATTAACTATATAATATATTTGTATGATTATATTATTAGAGATACGCTAAATAATACAGAACCGAATAATAGCAAAAGATGGCCAACAACAAAATAACTAACCATATCGGGAACACTGTCTTATGTAAATACCCAACACCGAATTCGCGGAACCCGCCATCTTCCGTATACAACATGGTTGGTTGATTGTAATGAATTGCAAATGCAAGAAACACAAACATCAAAACGGCGATATTGACCTTATTGTTATGTACGAATGCTTTCATAGTATCCATATTTGTCCAAAAGTGTATAATATAATACGGGAATATTATATTATCGTGAAATTATCTATGCAAATTATCTATGCAATTGGTCCATGTAAATTACTCATACTCTTCCGCCCGGTCCTCTTCATAATAAACACCATCCGTATAGTCATCGCCGAGACCATTTATATTCATCGCTTCCATATCTTCTACATTATTTGCATCTGCCTCATCTTCCTTTTCTATATCATAGATTTCTCGTCGCATTTCGTTCACCACATCATGCACGTTTCCGGCAACATCTTCCGTTAATTGAGCCAACATTTCACCGCGTTCTCGTGTATACGTCTCTTTATCATAATAAACCAGTCCGCGTTGTTGTCCAACATTCCACTTACCCAGACGATATTTCTTCATCAAATCTTCCGCCTTTCTGTTCTCAATACTCATGTTACCCAAGTAATCAATGAATCCCTTCTTCTCTCGTTCTTTTGCCATGTTCACCTTCTTCATCACATCCGCATAAGAATAGTTGGTTTCTTTTTTATTATTCATTTCGACCTGTAAATATGCATGTAATAAAGATGCGACCTTTGTTTTCAACTCTACGTTCTCACTATCTGTGTAGATACGAACTTCCGTCAACACGTTCGAATCGTCATCTGTCGATGTAGATGCGATTGCACCCATATTCGCAGGAACATCCATGACCGATGTATTGTGTTCTCTACGTTTCATTTTCACTTCTTGGTTCTCTGCACGAACAATATTTGGTTCATCACTTATATTAATATACTCACAAAGCAATGTATACAAACAATAATTGAAAAGCAAATACAATGTTTCTTTTCCAAATAGAGAATAAAATGAAATCACCTGCTTCTCACCTTTTTCATTGACAATTTCGCGCTGAATATCCGTTTGCACCGGAATGGATTTTATGAACAAATTCATATCAACTAATTGAGTTGAGACTTCTTGTGATATGCGAATAATAGTTACGTCACCGCGGAATGTCTCAATCTTGCTATGATATTTATTTAAAAACGTCTCAATATCGGTAATGTGGTCATCTGCCAGACCCCAGTGTTGGGGTATATATTTATACGCAGACGCATTATTGATTAGCAGTTCCGGATATACTTTCGAGAACATGACAATCAAATTCTGTATATATTGTGTAACAACGTAGAGACCATTATCGTAAGTATTTTCCTTTCCTGACCGCTTATTGTCAGCTGCCCATCGAGAAATGTTTGCTAGGAAGTCGCGAACATGTGCATATTCGGCATTCGACATATTTCCATAGTCATCGAAGAATTGCATTATTTTTCGGTACATCCGCTGGTTACATGTTAGTAAATAATCCGTCAAATTATCGTGCGCAGCAGACGCGGTATCGTGCATTTGTTTGGGATTATATTCATTCACTACCGAACGAAGATGGGTACGCAATCGTTCGTCAAACACGGTAGAATCCACGCGGTCCAAATGCTCAATAAATTCTTGTAGACCATGTACCACGTTCACCGGTTTGTCATATTCCAAAGGAACAATATTTCGCTGATTGACAATCGTCATGAGTTGATTCAATGTATCTACATTGTATTGTTTTCCGCTTCTCTTCATAAACTCCATCTTCTCCAAAATCGACCACGTGGATTTATATTGCGGTGGTTTTTCACTGCATATGGAGGTCAAGTCGTCCGGAATAGGAAGTTTTTTATCGAAATTGCAATAATAAATAATCGCGGCGTAAATATTTTCTTCTAATCGGCCAGTTGGAATATCTGGATGGATTAATCGGGTCGATTCGGTGTGAAAAAACGATGGGCAATACGTTATTCCGTGGATAGTTTGTTTAAAGTTAATCATGGCGCGCACTTTTTGTAACAAAACCTTAATATTATTGTCTTGTTCATTAAAATAAACCATGGGCTTTGTTAAATCAATCGAGTCATTGCAGCACGCATTTTCTAAAAATGGAACTTGACTCGATGTTTGTAGCAACATATCTTTATCTTTCACAATTTTATTTACGAGTTCGACAACTCCGTAACCAAATGCAGTAATTCGACTAGATAAAAGAGATATCATTTCATTTTGTGATGCATTTCCCTTCTTTATTGTCTCCAATAGCTCTGTTTTAAAGTCGCCGGATATAGGTCGCAATGTATTCACAACCGAATAAGGTGTTACAGGAGGCATAAAATGGTGCCACTTCGAAATATTATGTTCGTCTGGTACGGAAATGTCGGGATTCAGCATCAAAAACTGTCGTTTAGTTGTATACATTTCCTCAATGTCGCTTCTTTTCATAATGTAGTTCTCAATCACATCTTTCATACGGGCATTTATCTTATCCACAGTTAACTTCTGTAACGAGTCCCATGGTTTGATGGAACTTTTCACTTTATTCACAACGCAAGACATGTATTGAATTCCAGTAACGTCTTCGATGCCACTCATAGGATATCCCGAGAACGACTTTACACAGCCAGGGAAAACGCGCGAAACGGAGAACGACGGAATCGCAGTCTGTATACCAATAAATACAACTGAACTGACAATCATAATGATAGTTTCATTTCGATAGTTTGCATATGGACCCAGCTTCTTGCCTGCTTTTTTAACCATGGCTTCTGACCGACGCGCGTACGCCGGCTCGGTTAACAGATATTTATCAATCAGCTCATTTGACACGCGTAATATAAAAGGTTCCATGTTGTCAATTGGGACGTTAACGCGAGTAGTTAATGTAGATGCAATATTATGAATCATTTCGGTAAGCTCATTATCATACACAGGCTGTGTTTTTTTGGCGAGTGTTTCGCCGAGGTCTTTTTCCAGGATTGCATGGGATGTAATTCGATATCCGGATTCATCAAATCCTTCTTCCTCACTGAAATCAATCTTGCGAATCACATATCCACTCTCTTTATCCACAATAGAATCTCCGTCGTCACTCATTACACCTAGCTTCGCTGCGATTTCATCTTGTCTCTTACGATAATTACCACCAGAAACGAAAGTTGTGGCTAGTTCGTAAATTGACATGGGGAACAATTTCACATTTGTATCTACGCAGTAAAACCAATGGGGGGATTCGTTCAACTGTTCCACCATGGGTGCTCGCCCATATTTCTTGACAAATAAACAAATATCCGTTTGTTTTTTGATGAAATCGTCTTGACCCAAGATTAACTCACGCAACTCTACATGAGGCGATGTAATAATGTCTTCTGCTTTCGCCAGCTTACCTAGTTCATGCGCCAAATTATTTGGCTTAAGTGCCCGAATTTCGCGCAACATATTATTACGTTTTAGTATTTTAATATGATAGGCCAACTTGGTTTCCAATTCCTTTTCGAATTCATCAACCGATATCTGGTAGCGTTTATCGAATTCTTTTATCATTTCGTTTTGGGTGGTCATCTTCATACGAATACGTGCATTTTCGGGCGTATCGCAGATTTTATTTTTGTTATTGTAATAACAATCTTTACTTATATTGCAAAACAACGAGCGAGTATCCACAAAAGACGTTTGTTCTACTTCCGTATCTACAATCCAATTATTCTTTAATCGACGATAATATTGTGTTTTTTTACGTATATCCGCTTCGGCTTTTACCGATTCTAGCTCGGCATCCGTCAGTTTTGACTCATCAATGCCTTCTTTTAAATGCGGTTTTATCTCCAATATCGCATAGTTGCCGTCAACGACTGCCCTCTTCTTGGCAATGATGGTTTTTGCCAGTGCCTGCGCTTGTTCTTTTGCCGAACCGTGACGCTGAATTAGATTTTCGGCCAGGAATTCCACAAATACATCAGGAGATAATTTCTTTTGTTCGTCTTTGTACTTTTCTAAAATTTCGTAAGGAGTGTCATCTAATTCCTTGTCGACATAAATGGAGTCAGCGTTGTTGTCCTTTTGCAAATCTTTTACAGTGGTGTATTTCTTCGCCAAAAATCGAGTGGTGCAGTCAACTGATTTAACACGTTCGACATCGGTCATGTCATCGACGACCGGTTCGTTTATGATGTCCATGAGCGTGCTCGGTGTAATGAGAGAGATTAATATAGATGTAATTGCATCCGTGTATAAAGTTCCATTGTCCATGTTTATCATGCGAACTAACATTTCATGTGGCGATAATGTCACCGCGTCTTTGCTTTCCGGTTTGATTATATTGTAGACCTGAAAAAACGATTCAGCAATGTCCTTCTTTTCCGCCAAAAGTCGCAATATGATGTTTGGATTAGATACTACATTGTATTTCATGTTTTTTATTTTATCGAATTGTATGGACTGCTGATTCAATTGTATTTTCAATTGCTTGATTTGTTCTTTTATGAAAAAACGGATTTCTTTATATTGAGCATAGGTAACGTCTTCAGTATGAATCATAAACGGTTCCAGCTGTTGAACTACACTCGTAAATGACAGTTTATTCTTGATATATTTGCGGAAAATCTTTATTACCATGCGTGTTTGAGGTATGAAAGTCTCCAAAAATTTCTCAAAACGTTCGGGCTTTTCCATATGTTCGGCATCCCCCAATATAAATTCGTGAAATCCATCCAACAAATTCTTTTTGGTATCTGCTGCCATTTTTTCATAATCCAGTTCTTTCTCAAAATCGTTAATAATATGCGGAATAATATCCGTATTCTTACGTAGTGTTCGAAATAACATAAAATAATGATGATGTAACGCTGCTCTATCTAATATAGAAGTAGACGGCAGTTGAAGTGCAGAGAACCGAACTACAGGCGCAGGCATTGTGACAAATGATTTGAGACAAACTGTATCATTTGGGGTCATCGCGGACCGTGTGTAAATGGTCTTTCCGCTTTTCAATAACTGATTATCCAACTTACTTAAACCCAGATTGTAGCGCTGTATCACATATTGACGCTTCGATGCACCTGATTTTGTATATACAGTACTGTTGAAATCGTCCAAATTATCTACAACCGCATCAATATCGGCTAGTACTTGTGTAGTATAAATGCAATCGTCTGGTTGCGATTCAATTGGGTTCATCAGTTCATGTATTCTCTTCTGCATTAACGAATAGTCATTTGCGGCATCATCTGCATTACGAACATAATAATTCGTCTGTATAGTTTGTATTTGATTCAGCGAATCTGCAGAACGTTCACTTACAATATCCGCAATTTCGGCACTATTATTAATGTCGTATATTTTGCGACGAAGTTTTACCACAGGCAAAAGCCATTTCAACCGTATATCCATCTTCATAATATGTTGAACGAGTGGCTTATAAAACGGACCATTCTTTTTAACATCATATATGTTTTGATTTGCGTCAAAATGGGAGAACTGTTGTCGAAGAAATTTATATTTTTCGATTAAATTGTGAATATTATCCATCACTCGCTTTGTTCTATCTTGATTGGGCACAGTAGACAGCAACTCGTCCATCATATCATTGACCTGTATATCAATGCCATATCGTTGTTCGCGACTAGATACTTCAACCACCTGGGCAATTTCTCCCAAATCTTCTCCGTCAGAGGCGATCGTATCCGCATCGATATACAAATCATGTAACACTTCGCGCATTCCAGGCTCAAGTGGCTTGCCTTCCGGAATTCGAATAACAGATTCACCGCTATCCGTAAACTCAATAGATGCAAAATCTTCATCTGGGAATTCGTATTCCTCCCCTTCTTCCAGACCTTGTTTTAGTCTAGATAGAGAACCTACCATTTTCAATGACGCCGGTTTTTCGCGAATGAGAATCTTTTCAATCGGTATATCACGCGGAATTCCCTGATATTTAAAATCAACATAAATCGTCTTTAATTCAGGATAAGTTATCAACTCAATCATATCTTCCTCTAGATTCGTGATTTCTCCGGTGATAGCCGTGGGTATTTCTCCTCCAACGTGAATCGTAATCCACGTTTTCGGTAATAAATGGTTTTGGCGCGCATATCCCTTATCCTCGCTTCGGCTCAACAGATTGATTTGTATAATCGATTCGTCGGTTAAGTTCCCCGCTTCATCTATATTCAACTGCACTTCTTTTAAAGTTGCAACGTTTATCAATCGAATATGCTGATTATCAATGTATTTTATATACAATGAATTTTCATGCAATGCATCATTGGCGGGCGAAATCACCTCAATGATATCACCCAATTCCAAAGTGATAGACGTGTTTACTTCATTGGGTATTTCATTTTTATCCGCGATTGACATATTCATATTGGAATAGTAAAATATATATTATGTATCTAAATTATATTTGCACAAAACGACTTTTGTATATCATCAACATGGTTCGCATTTTTATTGTTAATAGTGCGCAAATCAAAATAAGTTAAAGATAACTCTTACGTATTTCTATTACGCAACTACTAACCATAAAAATGCGAACCATGTTTCACATATCCACAAATGTTCATACTGACAAAATACAACAACATATATCTGTTTATAACGGGAAAGTATATAATACATTGCATTACGACGAAGACGTGTTATGTACCGACGATATGGATACCGGAATGTACCGGTCAACCGTTGTAGCCATTCCGGAACGTAAATTATTGGCGTTTGCCCCGCCAAAGACCATCTCAATAACCAAATTTAAAACATTATATCCAGCATTAGATAATATTGTTATGCACGAATATATTGACGGTAGAATGTTGCAACTGTATTATGACAATCGCATATTGTCATGGCGGCTAACTCCACTGGTATCAAAAAATGAATATATAATACCGCACATTGACGAACACGCCTTTATTATTGCCATGCAGGGAAATATGCTCGAACCTTTAAATAATCTTGCCGTTTTAGAAATGTTGCCTAAAAATTATTGTTATACGTTCACTATACGAACACAAACCTCGTTTCAATCATCATTGTACTTATTGGCGGTATATCAAATAAAGGAGTCGAATTTGATTTTGCCTATACCGCAAAATGAGTATCAATCATGGCCCGTATTTGCAGACGTGAATGGGGTAATATGTTTCCCTAAACCGTGTATTATCGGCAATTCATATGCGGACTTGGCCGAAAATGTGCTTTACACATTTGTGCCGAAAAAATGGGTGCTGACCAATAATCAAACCGGGTTGCAGACGACAATTTCAACGAATGAATATAAATTAATGAAACGAAGCGCGGAATTAAACGAACAAACCAAATATCAATATTTATGTTTGCAGCGAATCGGTAAGCAAGACGAGTACTTACAACATATGTCGTCACATAAACGGGAATTTTACGAAATAAAACATTTGTATGATTGGTTTATTCGAACCGTACATGAATTATATATTGCGTATTATATCACAAAAACGGCGGACAAATTGCCCATGAAATATAAAACACACGTTGAACAAATACACCAACTGTATTATATCAATTCATTGAATCGTAAAACCCCGACATTAATAACAAAGCATATTGTGAAAAAGTATTTTGACAAGAAAGACCCACATGAAATAAAATACATGTTGAATAATTATGAATATATGTTCACAGAAAGTGTGTAAAAAATCCTAACCAGAAAGTCATATGTATCTGTATGATACATATGAAAAAACAACCAACCTGGTTTGATTACATAGAGCTATACATTTCGGATAACTTGCTCAACTTTAAAACATATTCGGCACAATGTCCGCGGTTCGTATCGTCCATGGAACGAATGGGTGCGCGAACCTTGTCAATCATTTTCATTAACTCCTTGCCATTCGGCACATTCTGTAAATCGGTACTGTAATCCTTATCAAAGAAGAATGAGACGTCTCCTGCTTCAATGACATTTGCATATGGCATATAAACCATTTTATACCACGACTTAATCAAAAGTGACGGATTCATTTGTTTGAAAGACATCATGGACGTCTTTGCGGTAGCAATGTCTTCTTGTTCTGGGAAAATAGTAATAATATCATCCAAAAAACTAAATAAAAGGGTGTTAAATGCCTTATTGATAGAACTTTTGTCCGCCATATTTGTAATTTATTTTGGTAAATTGTTTTTATATATATTTACACGATTTAATATATGCAACAACACGCACAATTATATGTATATAATCAGCAATATAGTTTAATTACATGTTTTTTTATTTAAATACGTTAATGCAATTTGCCATTGAAAATTCTCAATACTAATATCATTACCATTGATATTTATTATTTTTTCGCCAGTATATCGGGTTGATTGTGAAAATGTGTAACTACATATATTTTTATCAGGAATAAAATGTGGGAAATTATTAGTAGCAACCATGCAGACAGCACAATCCATATGAGTAAAACATATAGTTTCTGGCCAACCTTTTATATATTTAAACGATTCAGTGTCTAATAACATAATATCACCTGATTTTTGACCCAATTTTATAGAGTTAACGTGACTCTCAAAACACCCTGGATTACACAACCGTTTATCCGCATTTGCACAATAAGACAATAACGATTCTACATCATTTTGTTGTAAAACATTATCAATATTTATAGCAGGTACTTCAAATGTTGCAAATCTATAAAATACACCTTTGTGAAGACTATGCTTTATAAATATGAAGAAGTCTTCTGAAAACATTTGATCCGCAGACGTCATGCATGTATATTTACCGTTTGCTTTCAATAAGCATTCATTTTTACCATATGATTCAATTAAATTGAACGACAGCGGATTATCATAAGTTTGTATCAATTCGATTAACGAAACATTCTCTGTATTTTGTAGTTTGTCTTTAACCAACATAATATTTTTTTCGTTTACCTGTTCGCATATAAGGATTTCATATGGAATATCATATTTTTTACAGTAATGCTGGACATTCAAAATATATATATTTATTCTATCAACCAAGAATTCATAATTTTTGCAAATTTTAATTGTGGTTATAAAACTAATCAACATTTTTACAGTATATAATATAATATCTAATACACAATCCTCTAAATCGATGTAATGTGTAATCATTTACATATAATATTCGGTTATCGAGGTTTTTCAATCTCATCCATACGCTTTTGTTGCAATTTATCTAATGTAACATCAGTTGACACTTTATCCGGGCGATAATTGTCGGGGGGCGTATTAATTAGATTCACATCATCTTTGACCGAAATATAATTATACATTTGTCTCGAGCCACCGTTTCCTTTTGCACTTAATTCGTCGGGAGTCATAGAATAACTCGTAAATTTCTCTGATATAATATTTGTTCCGCCAGCAGATGCTCCTAAAAAATACCCACTCGGTTCAACCTGAATGCTTTGCTTGGATGTCATTGTATTTTTCATTTCAGGATGCAAATGTTTTAGTATATCATCGCCCATAATCACTCGATATTGCTGCTTCACTAATAACAACGACGGAACACTATGTACATTGGGGGGCATCACCACCTTCCCGCCAGTCTCCAATGTAACATAAACCTGACCATTTGTGGGGTCGCGCGAACGTTTGTCAATACAAATACAGCTGATTTTATTCGTCAAGTTACTTTTCACTAAAGTCTGTATAATGTTCTGGGAGTGTTTGCAATAGTTGCTATAATATAAAATATCCATGAATGATTTTATATTATATGGAAAAAAAGGTTTTCGTAAATAAACGGATTTAGTTCATTGTCCCGACACACATGGAATGTAATAGTCTATTCTGGAAATAGAAGATCGCATATCCTAAAGCAATGGAAATGGTTTGCATGTAGAAATCAACACCCTTGCGCTTGGTGATACCAACCAAAAGGGAAGACACCAACAAAATTACCAGCAACACAAACCCGAAAATGGACAAAATGTAAAAGTAGTCGCAGTACTTGCGGTCAAGAGGACCAAAGAGAGTATTCATCATGTCAGCCATGTTTGGTGATTATAGTATATACCAAGAAAAAATATCATTTACAAATAGTATTTACTAAATATTCGGCCGTTCGCCATATTTACACGAGTTACACCTATAAAAACAAATTTACTATTGTGATTCACATAGTTCTCAACGCGGATATACAATCTACATGAAATAACATAAAAATATATAGTATAATTTATATACGACGGACATATGGATAATACTACCGTATGGAAAGTGATAGACAAATATTTTGAAGACAATCCACAATCTTTAGTAAGACACCATATTGAGTCTTACAATGACTTTTTTAAGCAGGGTATATTCCAAATATTCAATGAAAAAAATCCGGTAAAAATACAAACTCGATACGATGAACGCATCGATGACTATCGTTCACAGTGCATTATGTATTTTGGCGGGAAAGACGGCAGCAAAATATATTTCGGTAAGCCAGTGATATATGATGACAATAACGCGCATTATATGTATCCAAATGAGGCTCGTCTGCGAAATATGACATACGGTATAACGATTCATTATGACGTAGAAGTGGAATTCATCGATATATTGGAAGAAGGGGAAATGCCTACTGTTGTGGGCACTGAAGACATGATTCGCGAAGAAACCGAAGAAGAAGTGGGCGATGAAAACAAAACCGAAGGCGGTTCTGGAAAGGGACCGCTTCGCCGAAAACAGGCAAAACGCAGTGCGGTTGAACTTACCCCCGCGGAAATGGCTTTATTTAAAGAGGCCACCGCCAAATCGATGGAATCATCGAATCGCCAAAAACGAACACTCATTTTAGAAAAAATATTCTTTGGTCGATTTCCTATCATGGTACAATCAAACCACTGTATTTTGTCGGGATTGCCTCGGGAAGTTCGTCATACGATGGGCGAATGCATGAACGATGTGGGTGGATATTTTATTATTGACGGAAAAGAGAAAACCGTTGTTTCTCAAGAAAAGTTTGGTGATAACATGTTGTATATTCGCGATGTTAACGACGACACATATTTGTATTCCGCCGAAATCCGTTCCGTATCGGAGAACGTATCCAAACCGGTTCGAACATTATCGGTCAAAATTATGACGCCAACCAGCAAATTCACATTCAAGAATATTGTGGTGAATATCCCGAACGTTCGTAAGCCGGTGCCATTATTTATCGTGTTTCGCGCTCTTGGTGTAATAAGCGACAAACAAATCATAACAACGTGTTTACTCGATTTAGAGAAACATCCCGACATGATTGATTTGTTTATACCATCTGTCCATGATGCCGGCGGTATATTGAATCAGGTAAATGCATTAAAGTATATTGCGACATTGACAAAGGGTAAGACGGTCCCCCATGCCCTCGAGATTTTAGCCGACTACTTCTTACCACATGTGGGTGAAATGAATTTTACTCAAAAAGCGTATTATTTGGGATACATTGTATTCCGGTTATTGTCTGTCTATACTGGCGTCGAGCCACCCACCGACCGCGACAACTTCAAGTATAAACGCATAGAGTTGGTCGGGTCATTAATGTATGATTTGTTTCGCGAATATTATTCGATGCAACAAAAACACATTCACCAGCAGTTTGAAAAAAAAATATTCTTCAATCAAACGTTGTATGCCGATAACTTGTACGGGTTAATCCAGAAAGAATACAAGGAAGTATTTGGTGAACGTATTGTGGAAAGCGGATTTAAAAAGGCATTCAAGGGGAACTGGGGGTCTCAAGTACATACAAAGCGTATCGGCGTTGTGCAAGACTTGAATCGTTTATCCTTCAATTCCGCGTTAAGCCATCTGCGCAAAACAAACCTGCCATTGGATGCGAGTGTAAAAGTAGTCGGTCCGCGTGTATTACATAATACACAGTGGGGATTCTTCGACCCGATCGATACTCCAGATGGTGGAAATATTGGTTTGCATAAACATTTGGCCATTACAACCTATATCAGTCAGGGATATTCGCGCGAACTCATTATAAAATGGTTACGTGAAAAGGTGAGTATGAAGTTGTTAGAAGAATGCACGCCGAATTTATTGGCATCGTTGACAAAGGTTTTTGTGAATGGATATTGGACGGGAGCAGTGTATGAGCCGGTCGACGCGGTGCAAAAAATCAAGTTGTTCCGTCGCAATGGATTACTTCCCATTTACACAAGTGTTTCGTTCGACATTAAGATGAATACCATTTTTATATACACAGATGCGGGTCGAGTATGCCGCCCCATATTTTACCGCGACGACGAAACACGGAAAATGTCTTATGATACACCAAAGATTAAACAATATTTGGAAGACGATAAGTTTACATGGAATGATTTGATTACCGGGTTCAATCGTAAAAAGGTACAAGGATTTAACCCGAATAGCTACACGATGTACGAATTAAACGAACTGTATGAAAACATTGATGCGGAGTCGAATCCCGCAAAGTTGGCGCGATTTCTACAGGAGAAAGCCATTATTGACTATATTGATACGAGTGAGACCGAGGGTTCTCTTATTGCAATGAATGCCGCTGAATTGGTAAAAGATAAAGAGAAACTACATACTCATGTCGAAATACACGAATCCCTTATATTCGGTACTATGTGCAATTTGATTAACTTTCCTGAAAATAATCCTGCGACTCGTAACTCATTTTCGTGTGGACAAAGCAAACAGGCGGTATCGATGTATCACACCAATCACCAGGTCCGCATGGATAAAACGGCGGTTGTATTAGTTTCTGGTCAGGTCCCACTGGTGAAGTCTCGGTATTTGAAGCATATTAACAATGAAGAGAATTCATATGGTGAAAATGCGATTGTGGCGGTGATGTGTTATACCGGGTATAACGTGGAAGATGCGATTTTAGTAAATGAAGGAGCATTAAAACGCGGATTGTTCCGCACAACATATTACAGTACATATGAAATGCACGAAGAGAAGAGCCAAACGAGCGATGCCACTGTTGAAAACACATTCATGAATATCGAAATGCAGCACAATGTTATCGGTACGAAACCTGGCTACGATTACAGTAAGTTGGATAAACACGGAATGATTAAAGAAAATACGGAATTGAACGACAAAACCGTGTTGATTGGAATGGCTACATCGAATTCTGCGGCGAGCGACGTGAAAGTGGATGCGTCGAAAACACCCAAAAAGGGGCAGCTCGGTATTGTAGATAAAACGTTTATTACCGAAGGCGAAGAAGGAACCCGTATTGCAAAGATACGAGTCCGCGAAGAGCGCATACCGAACATTGGTGATAAAATGGCGTCGCGCGCGGGACAAAAGGGTACCATCGGTTTAGTGGTTCCGGAACGCGACATGCCATTTGCAGCAAACGGTATTCGCCCCGATTTGATTATTAATCCACATGCGATTCCATCCCGTATGACCATCGGCCAATTTGTTGAAACGATTACCGGAAAGGCAAGTGCCATGTATGGTGCGTTTGGCGATTGCACGGCTTTCAACAATGACGGTTCCAAAATAGGTGTCTTTGGCGATTTATTATGTAAATCGGGTTACCATTCGAGTGGAAACGAAGTGTTATATAATGGAATGACAGGCGAACAGTTAGAAGTGGAAATATTCATGGGACCGAATTATTATATGCGATTGAAACACATGGTGAAAGATAAGATTAATTATCGTGCATTGGGCCCGCGAACGGCACTCACACGACAACCGGTGAGTGGTAGAGCAAATGATGGTGGGTTACGTATAGGTGAGATGGAACGTGATGGTGTTATATCACACGGCGCAAGTGCATTTTTACAGGAGTCTATGATGGAACGTGGCGACAAGTACAAAATCGCTATATGCAATACAACTGGTATGATTGCCATTTATAATCCGGCGAAGAACTTATTCATGAGTCCCATGGCGGATGGACCTATCCGGTTCACCGACAATGTGGATAGTAGTAAAATGAATATTGAAACCGTTAGTAAATTCGGCCGCAGTTTTAGTGTGATAGAAGTGCCATATTCGTTTAAGTTGTTGGTCCAGGAATTACAGGCCATTAATGTTCAAATGCGTATTATTACAGAAGACAATATTGACCAAATCGAAAATATGTCTTTTTCGAATAATTTGAATGCACTTACGAAAAACAAAGCGGACACCCCGAACTCACTTGTAGTGCAAATCAAACAAATATTGAGTAAAGGATATGCAGGAAACAGACTTGCAACGCCAGAAAGCATTAAATCTTCACTAGGATCACTCGATTCAATACCGTTTGCGCAGGACTCTCCCGATTCGATTCCATTTGCACCCAAGTCACCCGACTCAATTCCATTTGCACCTGGTTCTCCAGTAAACTTGGATAATGTATACCAACCAACAGATGCGGAATATCAACATTTGATAGAATCAGTAAACCCCAACTCGCCTGCATATAATCCCAACTCGCCGTATGTTCCTGAAAAACACGGCCAATCTAATTCACCAGCATACAATCCAAACACACCGATTAATTCACCGGGGTACAATCCAAATTCCGCCGTGTATAATCCTAACACACCTATAAATTCACAACCGGGGTCGGTGGTATTCCCTGGTTCGCCTGATTATCCACCGCCCAAAGTCGATTTTTATGTCGGCGAATCAGTAATATTTAGAGGCGATTCAAAACCCGGCAGAATATGGGGAGTTAAAAATATTGGTGATAAATTTATTACAATTGAAACCCGCGATATGGCTGGATTAGATATGAGCGATACGATTAAGGTAGTCACTGAATTAGATATATATAGACCCGGTGATTTCGCATACAGTAGCCCGTCGGTTCAGCCATTATATGATGAGCCGGTGCAGCAAGCAAATGCAAATAAACCAGCAGAGTCGACAAATATGCCGGCGATTAATATTAAAATCGTAAATGGTAATGACATGACAGAACCATCGAATACTACACAATACCAAGTGGACGCAACTAATGGTGCACCTGCCGTTCCAGGTCAATCTCTTATCAAAATGAAACAACAAGCGAATGGCGACGCGCCCGAGCCAGCCGCGGCAAACAATTCTCTCGATTTCAGCAAGGGAATGATAATAAAGAAAGTGTAATGTAATCGTTGCGGTGAAAAATTGATAGTTTGTAAAAAATATAAAGTATCAATTATTAGTATATTACACAATGAGTGCTTCCAGTAATAAAATCCTATCTGTATATAATTCCCGAAATACGTTAGTGGAAATCTTGACAGAAAAAGGATACAAAACCGATGATTACAGTAACTTTAGTATTAATGAAGTAGATGCCATGTATAAAAATACACAGCTAGACATGCTGTTGACCCATAGTACAAATAGCAGAAAAGTGTATATTAAATATTATTTGAAAGCAAAACAGATAAAGAAGCCAGATTTAGATGATATTATCGAAGATCTCTATTTCATAGAAAACGTATTGACCAAGGAAGACTGTCTTATTATTGTAACCGAAGATGAACCGAATGACACAATTGTCGCCAAAATCAATTATTTGTACGAGCATGACGGCATTTTCATTGTAATCCATAACATTAAGCGTTTGCAATATAACATTTTGAAACATACGTTGGTTCCCAAGGCGAAGATTTTATCCAATGCCGAAGTCGAGACATTGAAACAAAGATTTAATTTGATGTCCGTGAAACAATTGCCCGAAGTATCGCGATTTGACCCACAATCATTGGCGATTTGTCTTCGTCCAGGTGAAGTATGTAAATATGACAGAAAAAGCGCGACTGCATTGAGCACCGAGTATTATAGAGTGTGTGTATAAGCATTTACACTCATAAACAACACATAACTTATCGGGGACTTTTGTATTTTTTTGACAACAATCGATGTACCATTGTTGTCAAATGCAAGATAATATAGAATCCAGTTTCACAACGGATTTACGCCTGTAAAAAATTGAAATGGAACACGTTTTCAAGAATAATGCAACTTTTCAAAATGGATACAACATCAATTCAAGAACATATTAATTATTACAGACAAAGTTTGCGAGATGCAGACAATGAAATAAAAACCGAAAAAGAAAAAGGCAAAGCATTAAAAGATATTGTTGGAAAAGCATATGAAAACCAAAGAAAGCGTATTTGGGAGCATTTCGGGTTTGATGTGTCAAAGGATAAGCATAATGCACTATTCGATATAGATTGGTCTATTTCATACAAAGGTAGACTTATTGCAATGGAAGAGGACAAAGGGCACTATTTGGACTCATGCTTTCTAGAACGTGCACTAACTGGTTTCGCGAAAACCGTAAATTATTATCAAAAAAATGGAATCATCGTTCCAACGTTGATTATTCACAGTTTTGCAAAATACAGTAAATTCCATGATAAAAAAATGGAGGATTTAGAAACAAGGAAAACCGCCATCGCCGATGAATTATTAAAAAAAATAGTGTACACCACTATGACAAAATGCGATAGATTACCTAAACACAAGTGGTTTAGTGATACTGATAATTGTTATTATGACAACGCAGATGATGAGTTAATTATTCAAGATATTGCGTTCATTCAATCCCTTATTCCCCAATAAATTCTATCGCTTGTTTAAAATATTCGTCGTCTAATTCAATCCCAACAAAATTTCTATTTAGGTTTTTTGCTGCTAATCCCGTACTACCAATTCCCATACAATTATCTAGAACAATCTCTCCTTCATTCGAATATGATTTGATTAACCACTCAAGCAAATCAACCGGTTTTTGTGTTGGGTGTTTGGGTCTTTCAACCCGATTGAACTTTAATACAGTTGATGGTAATCTTTTGCCATCACTTTTTGCGACATTTTGTTTATGACTGCCATAATTGCTTTGTTTGTCAACCGCTTGTTGTGTATTCCAACGTTCATATGGCGTGCTATACCAATATTGAATATTATATGTTGGTTGTTTTTTGTAAAATATGCATATGTCTTCATTTGTCTTCATTGGTTTTCGTTTAGAATTTAAGAAATCACTAAATTTATTTTTTTCCCAAACTAAACAATACCTGAAATACGTCATATTGCTTGATATAAGCATCGTTGTAAACGGTTGACTACCAAATAATATTATAGCACCATTATCTTTAATTATGCGATTATATTGTAACCACATTTCGTTAAACGGAATTATAACATCCCATTTATTTTTTGTAACGCCGTATGGTAAATCGCACAATATCAAATCAATCGAGTTGTCTTCTATGTTTTTCATAACATCCAAGCAGTTACCATGAATTAGACATTTTTTTTGCGCATTCATGTAATCACGTGTAATTTTTAATTCTTTTTCTACGGGTTTTTCATCCTTTGTTGACGACGGTGTATCTATAATTTTAAACCGCCGAAGAGTTTTTTTCGAATCTTTGGCGATAGGATTCGTCTCTTTATCAGTGGCCAAACCTGTAGAATTTAAACTCGCGGGCGCAGTGTCGGGTTGCGTCGCAACTTGATTGCCAGAATGGCATTTTAAGCGGATTGTTTTTTTCGTTGGTTTAAATTCGTTTTCCATAGTATTTTCTTGAGTTGTTGAAATCATTGTATGTATAACTTCATCTTTATGATTATTTGGAATCAATTTTTCATTAGTAAACGTATTTTCAATGACTTCTTCTATCCTATCGCTATTATCTTGACATGGCTTTTTTTTATTTTGATGTTTATCGTAGCCAGATTTTTGCGAGAAATCTTTCATACAACGTTCGCATGTATATTTCGGCATTCTATATATCACTAATCGTCCTGTATTTAACTCACTCTAACCAAAAATAAATACAGTCGTTTCTCGAATACAATTTTTCATCATGGAGCCGAATCATGCAACTTATATACGTTTGAACATTTAAGGGTGTAATTAATCAAGGATTTTAATCTATATAAATATATAATGGGGCCGGTTGAATATAGCGAATATCCGGTTTCTTATCAACCAACTAGAAATGATACAATAGATAAACGCGGTAAAAAAGAGTCACCAGTAATAGAAGGAATTGCCAATTTTTGTGAATTAAACCGGTCATATGCAAATCAATTTACACAGGGTTGGAATAATTTAACGAATGCGATTAGTAATTCAACTAGTCAACAAACAACTGCGAGTACTGCCCAACAAACTAATTCGCTACTGCAATCGAGCAGTGGTGCGACATTACAACTGAATCTGTATAAATATACATGCGGTGACATTCGCGGAAAAATCTTTAAACAAGATGGAATTACTATTTCGCCGAACGGAAACATTTATGCTTATTCAACCAATTTGAAAGAACAGCGTGGTAACGCATCAGTAAACACGAACGGCGAATTTAACGGCTTAAATGTAAAATTAAAAGACGAAACCGAGAAATTCGTTTTTGCATATGAAGACCAGACCGGCAAAACGTGGTCAGTTGATATCAAATCTGGAATTCGAAATACATATGGTGTGACATGTAGCGCGAATAATAAGTATTATGCTCTTAAACTCGCAAACCGTAAATCGTTTGGTGATTCGGTTGGGCAAACAAGGGATCCTAATGGAAAACTAATTAATACCGAACAAAAGAATTCTGGTGCGGAATTACGTTACAATGGAATGAAATCTATCTATGCCGAAACTATTGCAAATACCATGAATTTAGGTATCGGGGTGTTGGCCGCCATCGTTTTTATTGTGAAAACACAATAATTATAATATGAAGTTGATATATATTATAATTACATATGCCACCAACAGATATTGATGCAAAGAATCAAGCAGTAAATCACGGCGCAAAAATGAAACACCTCGAAAACACGGAGTATTTCTATAGCCGTTCATTGCTCGCAGCGGTTAACTTAAGTGCCGGCATATTAATCACCGCGATTATGATATTTCGATTGAAAAATTCGAGTGTATAAACCATTGAAGAATTAAAATGGGACATTTTAATTTCTCCATGGCCAGATACCAGTAACGTTTTGAAATGACGCTCCAATGTACCGTAGGAGCGTACCATTTTAAATCTTCGCTGGTATAAACCGTATTCAAATCTATGAACAGTGTATATGGGGGATTTAGCAGGCGACAGTTTGACAACATACAAGCAAAAACAAGAAGAATATTCGGCGGATTTGCAGAAAAGCGTCTATCAACAACACCAAACCAATGACATATATGTAGTTAATCTGTTTTTATTTTTCATTTACTATGGTTTTTTGATATATTATACATACTACACGTACGGGACGTTTAGGTATAGCACATTATACTATAAAAAGCTCTTCATGTTGGTGCTATTATTTGCATACCCGTTTATCGTTTATCCGGTTCAATATGGTGTATATAACTTTGGAAAGTTCATAGTAAATTTAGCATATAACAATGTATATGATACGAACTCGTGGTAAAAATATACACGTATTATAATATACTAGCGAACCGATTATGCAACAGTGTAATATATGTTCTTCGAATCCCAAGAATAAAATATATAATTATCAAATGTTTGAACCAGATGAATATGTGAAATCTAGACGTCCGGCTACGAGATTTATCATTGAAGGGCTGGATACAATCGCTCAAACTAGTTCAGTAACCGACTCTGCTACAAATTTAAACGGTTCAAGTGCCAAGCATATTAAATGTGGTTTGGAAAATAAAGCACTATGGGATGACCTGAAAACACAATATGATACTCAAGATAAATTAGTGAAAGGTTTAGAACCAGACTATACCATAGCACAGACTGCTTATACTACATGCGATAATGATAAAAATACTTGCAACGCATTTAAAATAAATATGGCAACTGCACAAGCAAAGATAAAGGAATTTGATGAGAAGATCAAAGCTAAAAATGAGATATTAGACACGTGTATCGACCATAAAAAACGGTGTGAAGACCTAAACCAGAAAATAGAGACTAAGAAAACAGAAATTGACATTTTAAAGGGGAATATTGCAACAAATGAACTCTTTTATAAGGATAACAAATGTATTGCCTGATTTAGTAATTTACACAGATTTTATTCTATCTAATATATAGAATAAACAATACAAATGACAACTGTTGATACAACTAGGACTACTGCACAGTTTAATGAATATTATCCCTCGAAACAAGCAGAATTGTCAGGATACACTGATGCATACAATAAGGATTTATCTAAAACAAATCTTGATATACAACTAGTTAGTAAGAAAATAAGCGAAGATAATGCTAACATTAAATCGACCGAAGACCAGATTGCTGTTAAAAAACGGGAAATACCGACGTTAGAAAGTGAACGAGTTGCATTAGAAAGTGAACGAGCTGCATTAAAATCTAATCGAGCTACATTAGAAAATGAACGGAATGGTTTACAACGTCGCAGTACTAACTGGTTGACACGTTATATCTATCGTGCACAGATTGCTATAAAAGAAAGTCAAATATCCAACATAGATGGTCGATTAAGGATAATAGATGCTCGAATAAAGAACATAGATGATGAAATTCAACCCAAACAAAAGGATCTAGGTGATTTAAATACAACTATAACTCAACAAACTAAAACTCTTAATATAGATAATGAATCAAAGAGTGCGCTCGAGACAAACAAGGACGTAACTAATACTAAAATAGCACAGAATAACGCGGAAGGGGTCACATTAATGACACAAAAGGAGTTTTACGACAATCGCGAAAAAGCATGTAAAGATGCAAAAGCACTTATAGAAAGACAAAAGACCCAATTAGCGGCATACGAGACCGAGCTAGCTGAACTAAATAAAGAATATGAAACATGCAATCTTGATTATGAAGCGAAGTGTTCAACGGCAGAACGCGATAAACTTACCCAACTTACTAGCGACCGCGGTACAGAAGTGAATACATTAGACACAAACGGAACCGATCATAAAAAAGCAGGTTGCAAAGACAACATGCCGGACTGTTCCCCATTTTATTCTGTGTTTCAAGAAAAAAGGGCCAAATATGATGATGAAACCAAAAAAAGGAATGTGTTACATGATAAATATAATACCAGTATAGACCCGACGAAAAACGAGTGTAAAGATTTTTACAACGCTGCCAATGTTAACAAGTCTAAGACAAACACGAACGTCGACATGCTTAATTCGAGCGAAGGGTTTACCCAATATAGCACCAACTATAATGCAGATATAACTCATGCAAGACTAGTCGCAAACTACAAATCAGTACAAAATGATTATACCAAACTAAAACAAAACATAAAAGAATTAAATAACGCAAATAACAACGACGTCGGCAAAACTTCCAGATATGCAACCAAAAAGCAATTATACGATAATACCATATACACAAATATATTATTGACCGCACTAGCCACGTCTATGATATACTATGTCTTCGTCGACATTTAGTAACAATATTATATCACAATAGCATATAATATTATTTAGTAATGCCATATATTCCTTATACCCGCTACACTCCACTCACATTGAATGCTCTAACAATAACTGAAGGGTTTGATGTTACTGCCGCGGTTTCACAGGTAGATACTATTAAAACACACGTTAATTCATTTCAAACCGGACGAAACCAGGCAATTATCAATTCATTCGATATTTCTAATAGATTAGACAACAACGAAAAACTACAAGACAACCCAAAATACAAAAAATATATTCCAGCTAACGGCAAGACGCGACCCAGTGCTGCCGATGAAATGATTCGCGATTTCGCACTATTAAATGATGCAAATAACCAAGTCTATATTCTAGGTTCAATCGCTGTTGCATCTTTAGTCGTATTATCAATGTATATGTAGAAAAATGTAGTAGTAATATATAATGTCAACTACCGCGCCAGACCAATCTAGTATCCAATCTATATTAACCACTATACAATCTATCTTATCGTCACTTGGATCGAACATCGATACAACTTCAGTAACAAATGGATTAAATTCAATTCAAACGATTGCAGAAAATGCGGATGAAAAAAATAAACAACTACTGTTGAAACAAAACGAAATGAAAGCTCTTGTCGATGATGAGAACGCGCGCATACAGACCAATATTCAACGAGTCGAAGACAATCTAATTACTAAAAAACGGATAGTAGAATTTAATGAGAACATACGACTACGTACAGAACAATACAATGAAATACTGTTTACATTTGTTTTGGCCATGTTTTTGATAATAGCGATTGTTATTGGGCTTCGTATGTTACCTTTTCTACCGGAGTTTATATCACAGGGATTGGTCATAATCGTCGGGTCAGCCGGTCTTATTAAAATTTTTACAATTTATTCAAATATGCACGAGCGATCGCACCTCAATTACAATGAATTAGATTTAGATAAACCCCAGATTGATACCCCCGAAGAAGTTCAACAAAAACAAGAAGCGGCAGCAAAATCAGGAGATTTATTAGGCAGTATTGATATCGGCGGATGCATCGGTGCGGCATGTTGCGATTCCTCTAACAATATTGTGTGGAATAAAACGTCTCGCAAGTGCACATATCAGGCGCCGTTCGGTAACATGAATGGGTTTGTTATAGAACGATTGAAATATAACAAAAACATTGTATCTCCAAATGCACCCAGTGAAATAACTACATATAGTAAAGTATAAGTCTATTGTATAGAATGCAACCGAGTATTGAAGACCGAGAACTCTTGTTTCAACAAAAATATATTTATCAAATACAAACCGTGAACACGCTAACTGGATTGAATACCTTCCTGTTTTTTGCCTATTATATTTGCATCATAATTGTGTTGTACTTTCTGTTTGCTAAATATGAACTTAACATGTATGTAAAAGCGGGATTTAGTTTATTATTAATTGCATATCCATTTATCATTTATTATATTGAAATGGTTTTATATAACGTTGGCCATTATGCGGGGGCGATTATTACCGGAACGGCGGCTGATCAAAACGAGTAGAAGGGCTCTTGGCCGAGTCAACTTGAATAAATTTAGCCAGTTCCACTTTTTCGGCAAAAAAGTTCGGGTTGTTGTGTTTACGTAGATGCATTGTATCCAATTGTATTGTAAATATCGGCTTACCCGTACGATAAAAAATGTCCAGTTGTTTTTGGCGCCATTTTTCTTGATTTTCTAATTGTTTTTTATGCTCTTCATCTGCAACAAAGTGCTTATATTTCCACATGATGATACAATATATACTATTGTATCATTTTTCTTTTGCCGGTTTGAACATTATTAACCAGACAAAGTCTGGTTAGTGTTCAATAGCAATGTTACCGATAAATCAATTAAGACGCCAACTTCGTGGGCGTACTTAAATGTTCATCGGTGTATATGGTTGTATCGTATTATAAATTCTCTACATCAATCCCGTCATCCGTATCTTCTGCCTCGTCACTCGCATTATCTGCCATCGCCGGGGGCAATTCGTCACGTTCATACTTAATACGAACACCAGACCAGGTTTGTTGACGCTTACGTCCAAATTCCTTGTCCATATATTCGTGTAGTTCCTTTGGACTTGGCCCACGACCTCCATAATTCGACATATACCATATCGAGAATTCGTTGTTCAACTCCATTTGCTTGATTCGCCCATTCGCTTCTCTTGTAATACGATCGCGAATAAACTCGGATATGTAATCCTGACTCTGGCGATACTCATTGCTCTTTGACATCACAATAGCGCAATCATTAACCACACCGCCCGTTTTGAATGCGATTTCTACCAACATCGCGGCAAATACTTCCTTCCATGCATCAAACTTCTCCTCAATGTTCTTATCCAACATAAACTGATGCGGCTTATCCGGGTCGTCATCGACCGGCGTTTCTGTGAATAACGACTTGAACGGAACGACACGAATACGTCTCCATGTACCGTGGTCATTTGCTTTGACACCCATGAGCGCATTACATGCAACCGCCAACTTAAATTGCGGAATAAATGAAATTGTTTTGGGCATATATGGTGCTCTACCCTGAATTGGGTCCTTACCACTCGTCAGTTGCTTCATCATACCTTCGTTAATCACATCGCCTTTACTCGGTTCTTGCATTACCGCATACCTTATACCTTTCAATTGCACAATTTCCGGAGCAAGACCTCCCACTTTGCCGCGTTTTTCCGTAACCAATGTGGTTGGAACATCGCCTTTATATTGGCCCAATACTTTTTCCATCAAATTCATCAACACAGATTTTCCGTTCGACCCAACACCAATATACATGTTAAATGTTTGATTTGCCGATGTACCGATGAGAGTCGACGACAAATGTTCCCACATATATTTGCACAGTGCCTTATCGGGGAATAACTTATTCATGAAATCGTTAATTTCATCCATCGTTTGCTTATGCTTTGACGGATTCAATGGAATATAGTCAATATTGGTACACAATGAAATAATATCTTCCGGCTGTCCTTTACGGAAACATTTGTCCTTGAAATCGATGACACCATTGTTAAAGCATAATAAATATGGATTCGTGTCCATTTTCTCTAAAAATGACCCATCATAAAACAACTCTTTCGCTTCTGTCATGATGTTTTTCTTATCATTCGTATTTGCCAATCGATTACTAATCGCCAATATTTTAAGCGACCGATTTTTCTCAAAATCCGCATCTTTCTCCAAATCAATCGCCTTATCCACCGGAATAGCTGCTACATCTGCCATGCTGGTTGACCCCTTTTGATTATACAACGTGCGCAACGATTTTGATATCGCAAGTCGTAGTGAAGTACCGGAATCGATCTCTTCCCATCGATTATTTTTATACCGAAACCACATGTTTTTTGTAACACTCACACATACATATTCGTGCTTATACATTTGGTATAATACGTTTGCCAAATCGAAATCCGGTACTCGCTCTTTGGCATTGAATCCGGTTATGGTGTGTTCAATATAATAATCGAGTGTTCCGTGCAAAACCTTTTCATAAGCTTCGGGTGCATCCATTTTTGCCCAATGAATCAACGACAATTTGGTCAATCCGCCATGCAATCGCAAATCGAACTTTCTCCATGTATCGCATAGTTCGGGGATACCGCTGTATGAAAACGTACTGGATTTTGCACTAAACGCAATCCACACAATCAACAGTTTGGTGCTGGTATTCCTCAATACCCACCCGACGCGCTTCCATCTGTCATATGACCCCTGTCCGTAATACTTTTCGGGCAATATCATGGTATAATCATACACCGTCTTCAAATGATAATCATTGACAGAGCCTTCCGTTACTTCAATGAAATTGTTTACCATGACCTCTAACTCGTCTTTATTGCGAATACACGCAATTGTACTAATATCGTCCAATATATCCGCACGATGTTGGATTTCCGCCGCAGCAGCAACAGTGTTAGAAGCCGGCGGACGATTCACATTACGCGTGGACGCATCTGTAAATTGTTTATACTCACTTACAAAATCGTTTCGCATAAACAGCACCGCATTGGATTTGTATCGAACGGATAACTTGTGGATTTCCGTTTCCATATTTATTTTCGACACCGGGAAATCGCGATTGATAATCTCATTGTCTGCCGGGTCAACCGTAATATTACAAACACGCGTCAATCTGTAACGTTCATTTCCTGGCTTCCGTGAACCATAAAGTTGCCAATTCGTGGTACCTTTACTGATTCCTTCGTCGAACACGTCTTGCCAATTATTAATCAATGGCAATTCCGACCACGACTCCTTTACTTTTGGCATAACTCGCTTACGCAGAATCTGCTGGACCGCATGATCCGCCTGTATACTAATCAACATATGAATCCCATCCTTCGTGCAGTTTTTTTCCTGCACACGATTCACAGTTGGCTTTTCAAATATATACACTGTGAATGCAGTGCTTTCATCCATCTGGTATATCTGTTTCAGTTCTTCTAAATAAATATCAATGAGGTCGTCGACATGCTCCTTTGTATATTGTCGCTCGTCTGTGTCATATGTGTGACGCAAATCCAAGTCAACTAATATGGGCCCGTCCGTATCACGTTGTTTTTCGGTCAAGTATTCCTTTTTATTTTGGGCGAGTACATCTCGATAGTACAAATCCAAAAATGTAGGGTACTCTCCATCCGTGATATTATATGATCCGCCTGATATTCCAGCATTACTGTCTCCAATGCGCGTATTTGTAATAGTTACAGTTGCATTGGAATCAGTTTTCTTTTTAGCAAGATGTCTTGATAAGAAATCAAATACATCTCGGTAATCAGTAATATGCGGTATTATTTTGGAACTGGATAATGGTTCAGTGTTACTTGACTCCATCATTTGATAGGTTATATTAATGCCATATTTTTATTTACCTTTCAATAAATCAATTTTTTGGGCGTAACAGACCGATGCAAAATACGTGTATTTTACGCAATATGTAACGTTGGATTATCGAAAAATTGATATTCGTTTAGCATCGTTATGCGAAATAATCTTCCTATTATATATAGAGTTTAAAATGAAGTTTTGCGAACAATGCGATAACATGTATTATATTAGCGTGAATGTAGACGACCCGAACAAGCTCGAGCATTATTGTCGTAATTGCAAACACGTGGATGCGACCATTGCGCAAGATGGTGGCTGCATTTTGGACGTCCAGTCAAATAACACCGAACAACATTTATCGCGAATTGTAAACAAATACACGAAACATGACCCAACATTGCCCCGCAGTTTCACAATGAAATGCCCAAATGATAAATGCAAGTCGAATGTCGCCGAGCCGTATGCGAACCCCGAGATTGTGTATATCCGGTACGATGACGCAAACATGAAATATTTATATATTTGCACGGTTTGCGATAGTACGTGGAAAACGAATCAACATAAATAAGGCGATGATATGACCGATTGGCTATATATGAAAAATTGATTTAATTATTTAGAAAATAAGATATGTATATATTATAACCTGATCGAAAATGGACCCGACCAATAATGCTGAACCGATTGTCGCGAATTCAATGGATAGTGACGATGATAATTTTGTCCCTCCGCCACCGATCGATGGCGCCGAAGATACCGAAGATGAAAATGATGACGATAGTGATGACGATGGCGTTCGACCCCCGCCTCCGCCAGGCGCAGCCGATAGTGACGATGATGCAGCCGACACTGAAGACGACGATGCAGACGATACTGAAGATGAAGATGCGGTAGCCGATAGTGACGATGAAGACGCTGGTTTTGCAGGTAAAGTTGCTCCCCAAACTGCAGCGGCTCTAAAAAATAAACAACCGAATATAGTAGATTATGATAGCGACCCGGACGAAGATACGGATGACGACGAAAACTATTTACAAAAATTCGATGAATCGTTGCATACGCAAATCATTGCTGATTACCATCCTGAAATGAAATCACACAATTATGACGAGATTTTGAATATGTCAAAAGTTACCCGCAATGAATCCGGCGCAATTATTGACCCACTACATAAGTCGGTTCCGTTTATAACCAGATATGAAAAAGCGAAACTGATTGGCGAGCGTGCGGCACAACTAGGTGCCGGCGCAATACCACTCGTCGAAGTGGACGAAAACGTCATTGATGACTATGTAATTGCATCCAAAGAATTTAACGAGAAAAAAATACCCTTTATTATCAAGCGACCCATGCCGAATGGTGGATGCGAATATTGGCGCATGGAAGATTTGGAGATACTTATGTAAACCATTGAAGAATTAGTTGTTTGTATATATTTTTTTATCGTAGAACCGCGATTATTACGATTTCCAGTTTTTACCACAATCCAAACAGGTTACGAATATAGTTGCGGGTTCATCTGCACTACGCGTTTGCAGTTCATAGTATGTGCATCGCTTTGATTTGCATTTGCGGCATGTAAACATATCGGTCGATGCTTGGATATTTGTCGTATATTTGTTTGCATCACGCTTGATTTTTTGTTCAATCAATTCCTTCCATCGCATTTGATTCATTTCTTGGTGTGTCATAAATGCCAACGTTTGCGGGGTTACATCGCCATTCTTGAGCTGTTCCAACAATTCGACGTTTTTCAAATTGATATAAATGCTTCGCAGCCGGTCCAAATACAATTGTACAAAATGCGGGTTATCCCACTTCTTGATTATTTTTTTACTGCTTCCTTCCTTAATCGCATAGTTAAATACACCTTTTTCAAGATTGGTACTTAATGTTTCATCTTCAATAACGAGCGCTAACTTTGCGCAAATATTGTTACGAAACTGTGTTGGATTTTCTACAGTGTGCATATTGTTGTGTAACGCGATTTGCCTTTATTTTGATTCATATAAATAAGTGTTTATATGAATCAATTTTACAACGACCAAGGCCACGACCAGCATTCGGGCGTATTATGCGTCTTCGCCCGATTTCTGCGGAAACAACGATTTCATTATTTCTGCTTTGATTGGGTCGGTTATCTTATGCGCATCCAGGCGTTTCTCTACAAACTTCATTTGGTAAGCTAATAATGAGGCATTTAGTAGCCCAGGTTGTCTCGACTTTACCAACCCCAATGTAAGTGCTAATAATGCTTTCGCAAATTTTTCCCGATAAAACCGGCATGTATCCAAATTAACTGTTTCATATCCTTCTTCTAGTATTTTTTTGCCAGCTTCCAATAACAATTTAAATCCGGTATATTTTGCGTATAAATATATCTTTTCATCGATAAGCGAACCTATATTTGGGCAAATAAACAACACGTCTGTTTGTAGTCCTTCTATATGAAAGGGGTATTTGTGTGTTTTTTCGAAATAGGAAGACACTTCTGCCGGTGTTTCTTTGAAATCTATATCGGCGAATGCTTTACAAATACGTGTAGCGATTTTATTGTAACTGATTTTCACTATATTGGGATTCGCTTTGGCAGTTGAATCACATATTGTATTATCCTGAATGTCAGGCAATGCAACCGCGATAGTCAGTGAAACCGGTTTTGTTTCGTCTTTTAACACTTCGGTCGGCAAATCAATATACATTAAGAACCATTTAATGAGATAACCGATATGTGACGCCAAATTTTTAGCCACATCTCTGTTGTATGCTATTCCCGGCGCAGGTCGTACTAATATATCAATGTCTTCGCTCATATATTGCGGATTACCCAAGATTTGTCCTAATTCCAATTGTATCGCCTTTCCACCTTTAAAAATGAATTCATAATCTTGCCCGGTCATACGATCCGATAATATGCCAAAAATAATTAAACATGTACATAATGTCATATTGAATCGTGTAAAATCGATGGGTTTATCTGCGTACATGGTGTTGCCAATCCAATAGGGGGCATTTTTTGTGGGAACATAATATGTAGGTATCATCGTTTGAACCATTTCACAAATAGACCATATATTTCGTATTTCGTTCTTCTCCATGGGTATAACATTATCTTGGGCGAGGGCGTCTCTTATTTTGTCTCTCAAACTGGTCAATTCAGTTGGAGTCTTATTGAAAATGGGTGCCCAAAATGCAGGAATGGCGTTTATTGGATAACCGGTTTGTCCGGGTAATTCAAATGGCAATGATAATTTTGCCATAACCGGTATCGGTGTTGGTTGTATCGACATTAGCGACTGTTGCATAGTCAAATGCTGAACGGGTTGCAATTCTGCCGTTTTTTGTCGTCGTTCTTTTTTTGGTTTAATTGGTTCCTCTACATATGGTTGGGCGGTTAAGCTATTTACATGTACAATTTCTAGAGCGGGCTCGACAACTGGCTCGACCATTATATCTGCGACCGGTTGCGGTGTGTGAGCAACCTCCGTGGCAATTAATTCTTGTAATCGTGTTTGCATGGCCTCTGTCAAACTATTTGTATCCGCGCCGATTTTGATTAATTCTTTTATAATATATATATTTCCAACCTCGATTGCTACAGACAGTGCGGTAATATTCCCTTTAACGCTTGCCAAATTTATATTTCCAGAATTTCGTTTAAACTCTATGATTATACGGCGGACATCTTGTACGTTTATCAAATGACGTATTATTATACACAAAAATGGTACAAACCCCGTTATTGGTGTGACACTTTGTTTATATGTTTTTTTATTAAGTGGCATATAATCAACAGTAATCGGTATCAATGTATTAATGCCGGAATTAAGTCGCTTCATGGAGCGTATAAGTTCTTTTACACCTTCTTCGTATTTTGATGGTTCCGGATCGGTTTGTCTTCTATAAATAACATGAAACGTATTGTTAAACATACTTCTAAAATCATCTCGGTGCTTTACATTTAGTAGTTGTTCCGCAATGGGTACACCGCCACCAATATACATTTTATTTTTCCGTGTAATCTTATTTTTGTGGGTGGCCGCATGTTTCAGAGTTGATTGTGTTATACGAGTTTTTGACATAATAGTTATATTATGTCAAGATATAAGTATGTCGTTGATGCAATTGTCTAAATGTACTCTTCTTCGCTCAACTCACCCGTACATTCTAGAAAACTTTGTGGCTGTTCCATGGTTACAAATACTGTTTGTGGCTTTTGATTTTTCTTTGATGGCTTCGCCGGCTTCGTTTGCTTCGATGGCTTTGCTTTGGCAGCCTTTTTAGCAGGCTTACGCTTTGATTTGGGCTTGACTTCTTCTTCCTCCTCTTCTTCCTCGTCTTCTTCCTCTTCTTCTTCTTCTTCATCTTCGTCTTCCTCCTCGTCATCATCTACCACAAAATCGTCTTTCACGTAACCGGACTTGGTACGAGGTAGTTCATCGTCCTCATCATCTTCCTCGTCATCGTCGTCATCGTCGCCGATATCATCAAACCCGCCATGCAAGTAGTCGTAAATAGAATTCCATTCCACTTCACTCAAATTCACATATGTGTCATCTGCACCTTTGGCGATCAAAATGCAACTACCGAAGAACAGAACCGTGTCGACGGGTGGCGGGAATTCATATTTGTTCTCGCTGTTTGCGCGCCCGTCCGCCTTACCATACAAGCAAACATGATATGATTTTCCATTCAACTCGGGAACGACCCATTCAGTATACATTTTAAATCCGGTCGCAGACTTTAGCCCCGCCTTTTTATATAATTCGGCCTCATCGAACTTTTTAATTGTTTGCTCGGTAACCGATCCGGTTTTGTCAATAATTAGAACAGTAAGTGACATTCTTACCCTATATACACACCAACTTTTATATTGGTTCGCTATATTATTTTCTATGTTTTTATTGTTTGCGGCTTTCACGTTAAAATCGACATATAGGATTCTGTCAATCATATATACAGGCATGCTCGATACACTATTTCACCTTATACTTAATATATTCATATCATTATTCATAATTTATTGTTGTCATAGTGGATGGGAATATTTGAAAGATACATATACACATAAAAAGACAAAAGATTTAGTAAATACGCAAATTACCAAGTACCAACAAATGATGGAAGAAATGCAACAGTCTATTCAATCTGCGTCGTCGTCCATTAGCAAAAACGACATACAACACATGGACGATGATTTGACCAAATTTATGGAAGAACAAATGTAATCAGCTCATACATGTCTTATTGGCCACAACTTACATATCCAACTGATATAAATATAACGGTCCAATATTATACATCAACTGGTCCATCATAATATTCGATTATCATGGAACTTACTTCAAATCAAATGTATCACTTGGTTGAACGAATGCCAGACTTTGACCATTCGTATGAAACCATATCACAAAAGGGCTATTCTACCGACTACAATATTGCATTGGCCATACCCGTCGGCAAGAAAAACTACGCGTGGTTTACATTTTATCGCGACTGCGACGTTTGTTATATATTCGATTTAAACAAAGAACGGAAAATCGTAAAATCAACCCGTATTATGAAAGAAGACCACAATCCTCTCGGTAAAGGTACGATTTTATATGGAACCACCATCTTGGACGAAGCAGCCAATTTATCGTATTTTGTCATCGAAGATATGTATTATTACAAGGGCATTCCGCTGACTAAACTGACTTTTTGCGAGAAATTGTTTTATATCAAGGATTTTCTCGATTCAGTTAAGGCGACTAATATTACAGTATTATTCCGGTTGCCGGTCATGTGGCTGAATACATACACAGCGATTATATCTTCTACGATTCCTGTGAATATTATAGATACGATTGGATACCAGACACATCATATTCAATATCGTACTGCAAATGCGATCATGCCGAGCATCAATGTGGTGTTGAACATGAAAATCGTACCCAATGTGGAAATCAATAAACAGGCGGACAAATATAAACTCGAGACCGAGCATATGACGAAATACACCGCTGATTTGTTCAAACCGCAATATCGCCAAAGTACAGTTTTTAAAGTGATGGCGGACGTGCAATATGATATTTACCACTTATATGCATATGGAAAAGAGAATTCGCTCGAATATTACGGAATTGCATACATACAAGATTATAAAACCAGTGTTTTTATGAATCGCCTATTTCGCAACATTCGTGAAAATGAAAATTTGGACTACATTGAAGAAAGCGATGACGACGAAGATTTCCAGAATATAGAGCAAGATAAATATGTGGACCTTAAACGTACCCTTACTATGGAGTGCATATTTAACTCGAAATTTAAGCGATGGATGCCTGCAAGGATTGCGCCCCATAACAGTAAAATTATTCATATTTCTCGCCTAGTAAAGAATTACGTGTATTGATCGGGCTATGTGTTGCCGCCGACTGATTGATAATACATAAACCGATATTTTATGTATTATGCTATGATGATTGTTCATTTTATAACGGATTTGTCCAGTTTTATTTCAGGTAATACCTTTTTGTAGATTTTCTTGTTTAATTTGTCGTGGTCTTCATAGTTTCCTAGTGCATGTACACATGCTTTTGCGTAGAAATTGTATTCTGGTGTGTCCAGTTCTCTTGCTGCCGGGGTTGTTTGTACATAATGTTTCACAACCGCATAATGTTTGTTTTCAATGGTGTTAATCAAACCGTTCATCAGCGGTTCGTCCGCTGTGCTTTTATTCCAGTTTTCATTGTTTTTAATATAGACAGTTTCGCGTTTCAGGTCGGTGCAATGTAAGGGGCGCTCTGTAATATCCATATTATTGAGTGCCTTGATGAGAATATTGCTCACGCTATCCACGTAGCCATCCTTGGAGATGGTTCGTAAATGATCCATGCCAATTTCGATTCTTTTAACAAATTCTTGGATACTTAGTGCGTCTTTACATTCATTTTCGAGGTAGAGTTGAACGTTGAATGTGGTATTGTTGTTGCTGTTGGTATTGTTGTTATTACCGAGATGCGGAATCATTTCTTTCACAGTATTTTGAAGTTCCTCCAATTGTTTATCTTTTGCGTTCAATTGTAAAATGAGTTCTTTTACTAATACAATTAATTCGCCGGAGCCTGGCTCCATGGTAGGTTGCGTTTTTTCTTCTGGTGTATATACAATGGTGTTTTCGAGTGGGTGTGGTGGTATGGGTGTGGTGGTTGTGTATGTACATTTCTTTTTGTGATACCATAAACTATTTCTTGCATTATATTTTTTACCACATTCGCATACATGGTTTATAGAACTAATGGAACCTTTTGACGAATTTTCCGTTCTATTTGTTCTATTTATATGTTTTGCAGTCAATAAATGACGAGTATATTGACTTTCTCTACACGTATTATACTCACATACATCACATGTTAATAAATTGGAACTTTTATGAACGCTGTCCATTCTATTTGTTCTATAAATTATAGAACAGAAAATGTTCCTAAACAACCTGCCGCAAAAACGAAAAAATTTAACAGTCACAATTAATTTCATGGAAAATCGTGTTTTGCTGCATTATGCTGTGAAGTGGTTTTTTTACATATTCAGAAAAACTTATTGGGTCACTTTTGAAAAATGGACAAGGAAAATGAATGTCCAAAATCCAAAAATGCGACCTTAAGTTTATCCAATGTTTTTATGTGGGGCGGAAAATAGTGGGACATTGTCAATTGCCACCGCATTAATTGGTTCTGCGGATAGTTTTCAGCTTCGCTGGTTTATTGTAACAAGTGTGTTGATAGTGTAAATATTTCCAGTCTAACTATAGCAGTGATTCGGTTTTGCAATGGACTATTGCAGGATTCATAAATACAAATTATATAAACATGATATTGAAAATAAATTTCCTAAATACTCAGGAAATTTATGAACAGATTTAATTAACGCCGACGAATAGATTTTCTGTTGGTCTTTCTTGATTTCTTACTTTTTAAGTTTCGACGAGATTTGCGGTTTCCGGAACCAGTAATAGTTGGTTCAACCCGGTGAAGTTCTAGATTAACTAGATTCCCGCCGAAATCGTAATACTTAAGTCTGTCTGGTTCATTTGTATCAGCGTCGATATATACCATCGCATACGGTTCAGGATATGGCGGCTCGTAAATGATTTTTACAGGCTTTTCGTTTGCGAAAAAACTATTGGCAATCATTTTCAAGAAATGGTTTTCGGTTTTAATATCCTTTATCCAAGACGTGTCATCTGTAGGCAAATATTCTACGCGCCACAACATACTATATTATATGTAAATAAAATAAAATAATATAATATACTATATTTATACAGATTTAACAAAACGACCGCATATACGTAATAATTAACGGCGTCGTGTCTTCTTCTTAATCTCGGGTTCGCCGCCTGACCCAATCTAAATGGTTTAATTGAGAACTATCATGAAGTGAACGTAAATATTAGAAAATTTTATATTCGTATATAGTATAATGTCTGAAATCAGTTTAGCATCTTCACCGTTCACTGCCGGAAACGTATTGCCAAATACACTCACCGTGAATACTGGTGGAAACTCGCATTTGTATGCGTCCAAACAGGCGGGCGGACAAACCCAAAAGCAACAAAAAAAGAAGCAACATCAAAAACAACAAAAAAAGAAGCAGCAAAGCCGAAAGAATAAAAAACAGTCTCGCAAATCGTCCAAGAAGTCTAGAAAGTCGAGACAAAGCCGTAAAAACTAATTCCAAAGACACAAGTGTAGCCACTATTACTGCATAGTAGATACATCATACATATACGCTAACAATCACTTAGGTTAACCAAACATTTTCTTACTACCGGTGGTTCATCGTCGTCTTCTTCTTCGTCTTCACCTGCACCTACACCATCACCAACTTCGTCCAGGTTGTCGCACGTCGATTTTGTCCCAGGTTTGGGTTCATACACATGTTTCCATGTAGTATCCGTCGTCCAGTCCAGTTGCATATTTTTATATTTGGTCGAATCGATTTGTCGAATACGATAGTTGCATTTTTTGTAAAATCGGCGACGTTGCAGCCATTGTTTTTGGAAATTGTCATGTGTATCTAAAATATCAACAATAATCGGGTTCTCGTGTTTAACACGCAAAATGCGACCGACGGATTGAATAATATCGGTCTTCGGTGTCACCATGACCAACGTACTGAGCGTTTTAATGTCCAACGCTTCGGCCGCCATGGCATATGTCGCCAACACGATTTGTTTGGATTCCGTTTCTTGCAACTTCGCTTGTTTCATACCCCCCACATAATAACCCACCGTCGCCAATTTACGATGCATAATCGAATCATACAAATACGTCAACAGTGACCGATTATGACACAATATCATGATTTGGTTGTCGGGATTTTCTTGCAATAAATCGCCCAATACTTTGACAATGAAATCGCTACGTGGACCAAACTCACACAATTTCACTATCATAGTGCTGTATTTTGTATTTCCGCGGAAATCAACTTCCACGGCATTGAATCCTGGGTCGGCCGATACATATTGTATTGCCCGTACACAAACAGGGTCGTCGGCCTCGCGTTTTTCTTCATATATTTTATTACCGATAAACATGTATAATACCCGTGTCAATTTGTCTTTGCGGTCCACCGTGGCGGAAATCCCGAGCATATACGGTGTAATCGTTTTAAACAGTGTCCGCGAAAATTGTTCGCTGCCAATACGATGCACTTCATCAATAATGGTTAGGCCAAATGACGAGAATGCGTTGGTATGATATTCTTTATCATAGAGCGATTGAATCATTCCAATGACAATGTCTTTGTTCTCAATGTCGAATGTGGGCCCTTGGATTTTACCAACCCGCGCGCTCGGCAAGAAGTCGGCAATTCGGTCAATCCACTGGTTCATGAGAAATTCTTTGTGAACTAGTATCAGCGTTTTTGTAGATAATACGGAGATAATTTTCAATGCCATAATCGTATTATGAGTAACAGTAAAATCGCCCAGTACAAACCGACGATTTCCGTCGATTTCAAATCCATAGTAGTTGTCAACGTCCATTTTTTCTATTTTTATTCGGGTATTCAATGCATCTTTTATTTGTTTTCTTGCGTGCGCCTTTTTTCTAGAACACTTTACTGGAATATCTTCCAACCCTTGCCCGGAAATACTCGCTTTGTAATATGTTCCTTCGCGTTTTTCGCCTTTATACATGCATGATTTCTTACATGCCGTCTTATACGCAGCAAATCCTAACGAACGTGCAACAAACAAAATGTCGTCGAGTAATGTTTCATTTTTTTGTATGATGTCATAACAATTGTCATGATAATAACCGTCTGAGTCAATTAAACCTGCGAGAAGTTCCAATTGTACAGTGCGGTCATTGCATTTATAATTGTGAGGAATGTGTTTGTTATTTACGAGGTTATTCTTTCGCAAGAAATCCATCATAAAATTTTTGTGGTTTTTGGTTAATGAATTAATACGATAATCATATTGATAGCCAGTATATTGTAAATATAGTGATGAGTGTTTATTTTGAAAACAATCTCCAGTTAGGTATTTTAACACCGACGCCTCCTGGGTAGTAATTCCGGTTCCATTCGAATGCCCATCACCTAACCAATAGCCGAGTAAATACGGGTCCAGTTCGATTTCTATATGCTTAAATTTTATCGGTACACGATAACCAACGAGAACACCCCCTTTGCCGTGGTATGATTTGGGCAAATCTAAATAATCCAACAGTGGTATATCAATGACCGTTCCTTTCGGGGTATGTTTATTCACGGCAGAACTGTATTTCAATGACAAAATGTGGCTTTCGTTTACTACATACGGGTCGCCTTTTGTGGGTATTACTTTGTACATCATTTCTCTATCTCGTGCCAGAGTTAATACATTCCTTGGGCCAGAATCATCTCCCATAATTACATCGCCTACGTTTACGTCTTGAACCATTTTGATAGTACCATCATACATAAGTATTGGTGTGTTTACCCCCAAGCACTTTCCACGTCCACACGGAATCTCGAGTATACCCCCGCCACCAGGACTCGCGTTTTCGCTCGATAATGGTTTGGAAACATGTTTGCAATAAATGTCCACGATTTTTTCTTGATAATCACGCAACGTTTGAACAAACGGCACCTGAATGGTGTCCCCCGTTTGAATCTCACATGCATCGGGTACTCCGTAACGTTGAATGCCATAAAAACGCGGTAAATACATCTTGTTCGAATTTTCGCGATACACCGGAAACGCGCTCGATTCGTCGCCAGGATTTCCAAATTGCATGCCTGGAACAATCGGTTTCACAAATAAATCGCGCTTTAAAAACTCTTCTTCTTTTTTTGATATTTCGGTTTTAGGAATGGTGTATCCTTTTTTCCCAATATAGGAGGTTTGTCGAATCCGTTCTTTTTCCTCGGCACTAAGAACATGTGCATCTATTTTTGTTTGTGAATGGGCCGAGATTTTTTTCATATTAATTTCGAATTAGCGATGCATATAGTAATTTAGGACTTTTTATTTCAATTTTCCAAAGCACAAAATATAATCGTATTGTATATAATATAATGAACACGCCCAGCTTCTTGAAAAATATGACCCAAATGGAAATGGCCGTGGCCGCCTTGATGATTGTTTATGTATTGTTGCCCATCGAAGTGCCCAGCATGGTATGTGGAATCGTGGATGGACCTGTGGGTATGATTGCCGTATTTGCAGTGGCGGTTTATTTGTTTTTCAATGCAAACCCGTTACTCGCGGTTCTTTTCTTACTCGCCGGTTACGAGTTGCTTCGCAGATGCAGCGCAGTGACTGGAACGCCGGTTATCATGAAGTACACACCAACACAAGCAAAGAAAGACCAAAAGATGAAGAAAATGAATCCGGTCAAGAAGAACACATTGGAAGAAGAGGTCGTTGAGCAAATGGCGCCCGTTGGCAGAAGCGAGCCCGCACGGTTTATGGCAAGCGGATTTAGTCCCGTTGCCGACAATGTTGGCAGTGCTTCCATGTATGTGTAAATCAAAATATTATGTAATAGCGTTATTAGAAATTACATAATATGCATACACCACTGTATTAAGGTGTAGCAGACAAATAAATAGCAGGGGTTAGTGCGAAAATACTGGCAGGCAATAATCGTCTGAACCACGTGGATGAAACTTCTTCACTTGCATAGCTTGTTAAAAATATACCAGGTATAGTTACTACCAAAAACCAAATGACAAATATCTTTGCAAATGTCCGTCCATTATCTTGAGCAAGTGGTTTCAAGTATAAATCGAGAAAGAATTGTCCAATGTTTCGTATGCCATCGGTTTTGGGCATATACTCTGGATTACTTGGATAGGTTGAATCAATAGCGCCAGTCGTCATATATGCAGGATGCAATTTATTCATTTGTATCAGTGCATATGAGACAATTAACACCACACATAGCCCAATACCATATTGCATCAATGAATAGTGCCCAGTCTTTGCAATGCCCCCATAAAATGCATCGACAATCGATATAATAAACATCGCAATTATCCATAGGTCTGCAATATAAATAAATGTCCGTCGTTTTTCTTCATTAGAACCTTCGTATTGTCTATTAATTTTATCAACGACAACATGTTTGTAAAATGGCGGGATAGTAAAATATGTCAATATAGAAATTATTAAAAACACGCCAAAATTAATCATCATTTTGAAAAAGTCGATTTGATTTTTGGAGTCTCCATATGCACTATTAATTGGCACCGCATAAGCTTGTATCGTTTCTGCACTTTCACCGGTTGGCTGGCAGTCGATATATATCTCACCCTCTGCACCTTCTTGTAGCGTAAACCCTTCTTGTGCCTTTTTCTCTTTATCCATATTAATCACATTATAATTGGTGGGCGGGTAAACCTTGAATAGTTTGGTATCGACCGATAGTTTATTTCTAAAAAAGTCTGCCGCGGGTTTATTCACTTGTAATGGAATAGTAAATAAAAACACGTGGTTTTCACCATCCATATAATGAACGCAATTTGGCTGTTTTGGTATAATAGTATTCAGTTCAACCGTCATATCAGGATCGGTACCTTCCCCGGTAACCATTTTTACTAACGAGTCTACGGAGTTGTCTGTCGTTTTATCACTGCGTTCTTCGACTAAAAAACAAGTAAATACCTTTTGCAATTGTTTATTCGCATTTGCATGTTCAATCACAATCTCTCCAATAATGCCATTGTCTGTTTTCGACGTAATGCCTGAAATATTGCGATGTAATAATCCGTATAAATACATAGTGTTTGCCACATACGACGACGGACTCATACCTGCAAATGTGAAGTTGGGTTCTCGGTTTGCAAAATTAATTTTATAGAATGAGTTCTTCACGGGAATTCGCTTACCCTCGGTCTCCGGCAAATCCGCCTTTTTAATCGAGTTCAACAGTTCATCATTGCTATGTTCGGTAATATCTCGCTTGTTTACAGACGTACCGGTATATATGTATTTTATATTGTCATCACTGATAATTGCGGTGTCGTCTAATTTAAAGAATGACATATTATTGTATAAATAAACTATATAATAAACATATAGTTTATTTTGCACCAATGTTCTCTAAATAGCTATATGCAGAGAACATAATACTTCAATTGTCTATACGGGAATATATTGGAACATATTATTCTCATACATGGTTACGCGAAATGTATCATTATAACCTTCCACATAAACAATATCGCCATTGAAGATATCGTCGCATCCATATTCGCCGGTGCAGCTCTTGCCATTTACACTAATCGGTAATTTTGTATTTAAATTGCCCGACCCAGAGATTGTATAATATTGCCATTTGTCGCGGCCGGACATGTGTTTACGTCCCATTAGTGGCAAAATCATTTCCCCTGCGACATGATTCGACCGTGTTAATATGCCGACTTGCTGGTAATCGTTGGATATGCCGCGCGTTTGCATATTTACCGGTATTCCACGCACATCGGCCGAGTTGCGAGGGTATATAACTGCATCGCGACCGGGGGGTACATAGGGGTCGTTAAATATGTCTTGTCGACTTGCAATAGGAACCATTTGTGGAATATTGGAACTCGTATTCACTAAAACAATCTTTTCGGCGGGTCCGGAACGGAGGTTGGATTCTTTGCGACTATGGTTGTGCCAAATATAGACAATCAACATGAGTATTACGACCAACATGAATAATGTCATGTTCTCAATACATATTAGTCCAGGAACGCATTTTTTTCCCATTTACAGTATACTGGGAAAAAAACATTTTACGTGATTTCATTGGGTGGTCTAACGACGGTTGCGAATATTTCCTCGAATTGACGTTTTCCAATGCGGAACTTGTCACGGCTCTTACCGAAATTCTTTGGTATCTTTTCTTTGAATGTTACGCCTACATCATTCGCTTTATTCTTGACTGCATCGACCTTTAATCGTTTACATAAATAGCATTTCTCTCTTACGGGTTTTGGCCAATGAATAATTTGGAATCCAATAATAGGGTATAAAAAGTCGTTCAATGTTTTTAGTCCATTGTATACACGTTCTTCTATATAAGTAAAGTCAATTGAAAACTTCTTGAAAGCCCATATTATAATCATGAATGGTAAATGCAAAACATATAATATAACATCCACGATATAATAGAATATGCAATCAAAGAAATTTTCGAAAAATTTGAATCCACAACCGACATAGGTGCTAATTAATTCACCTATATATAGTCCCAGAACATTGATACTGGAAAATCCCATATTAAAGCTTTTACCAATCGCATCAAATTCTGAATTAATCCCGTTAAATATGTTCTCAAATCCGGCATTTATATTACGAATGCGCATTGGTACAGAGCCTAAAAAACATATGATTCGTTTAAATGTTTGAATCATATTCTTGATTCCATTGATGATATCTGTAATGAACGACATTGCGCCTGGTTTATACTAATATAGTTCTATACATTTTTTTAGAATATACACATCTAATCTTCTCCCCATCCCGCACACTCTCATATCATTCTGTCTATTGCACTTCTTGCGGTTCTCGGGGGACCAGTACCGATGATTCTGTAAACTGATTCTTTGCGCGTCTAAATTCCGCATCCCCGCCTTCTTCCGTCATAATTTTAGGAATTTTTGTATCAAACGTATATTTCAATTCGTCTGCCCGTTTAGATACAGCAGAACCTTTCAATCGAACACACGTAAAGCAATCTTTGCGAACACTTTCTGGAAAATAAATTAGATGAAATCCAACTATAGAATAAACAAACTGGTCCATTGTTATAATGCCTTCCCCTATTTGGTCAATTCGAGCTTCCATATTTACGCCAAACATGCTACCAATATATTCAATTGGTTTCAATATGATTATTTTTAATATGCCGCCAATCGATTTTAGCAGATAAAAGAAGATACATTTATAGAAATTTTGAATAAATTGCACAATACATCGCATTCGGGAGCCGGCATATTCACCACCATATGCAAATAAGGTACCGGTTGATTCAATGCCTGCATTAAATGATTTACCGAGTGAGTCAACTTTTTTTTCAACTCCCAGGAAAATATTATTGACACCAGATGTTACATTTCGCGCACGCTTTGGCATGGATTCTAAAAAACATACGATTCGTTTAAAGTTTTCAATCATGGTCATGATTCCATCCAGCGGCACCCTGAACATTTTTTCAACTGCGTGCATGATTGCATCTCCAATCATCTGCGGTATGCGGGCAATCTTTCTAAATGCGTCCCTTAATTTTGTAAAAATAGACATATTATATTTGTATTAGTAATTTTTGTATATATCATGTTCATACAAAAATATGATGCGAATAACAGTTGCCGTAGTCTTATCTCTACATATTACTCCTAATTGTTTACTAGAAATATGTGTTGTGGTTTATGCAGATGCCGAAACATCTCCGCCTTTTGCAAGTTTACCATATTCTTCGAATTTTGTAATAAAACTCTCCGCTTTTGCGAGTAACGGGTCAATGTCTTTCATTGTTTTCAATATAGAATCTTGGATCTTTTGAAAATCCTTGAAGTCACCCTGTAAATTATCATATAGCATCTTCTTCTTCTCCGCGGTGGATGGAGCAGTTGCAGTTTCGGCAGAACTGGCAGATGCGTTTGCAATATCACTTACAGATGTTGTTGCTGGTGCGCTCTCTTTTTTTTCAGCGGGTTTCTCGGCCGAATCCGTTTCGTCGACGCCTTCCTTCATATTTTCGGCACCTTCGCTAATCATTCTACCTGGGACATAATTTAATATGTAAGTCGCGCATACAGCAACGCCCAACACAATAATCATATTTTTGCTAAAGAATGACACTAAAAATCCAACTATTAATAGTGTAATGATGGAATTAAAGTCCTTCACGTTTCCATACATGACAATTTGCAACAATGCAATAACACATAGAGCGTACAATACACCGCGATTGTGTAATAATTCCTTTCCTGGAACCGCAGATAATAATTGCTTGCCGATTTTGCTCATATTCATTTTGTTATAATGTATATAACGAAATAAATTCATTCTAAACCATTGAAGAAATAAAATGTCTAATTTTAATTATTCAATGGCCATATATCAGTAACAATTTGCACGATTGAACACCTTATTGGATACCATAAGATGTTCAATGGTGTAAATCGTTATTGGTATAAACATGGTCAAGTTTTCCCATCTTCATCGGTAGACGATGTATCATATGTAACATGGTATGTCTGTGGTATTTCGCCGCCATAAATCTCGAGAACTTCTCTCACCACTTCTTCACGTTGAATATCCGTATTATCAAATTCAACGCTAGTAATACTGGACGACCGTTTTCCCTTAAATTTTTCTAAAAAGTCTTCTAGTCCATTGGCGCCTTCATGTCTATCTGGCTGGTCTAAATCCCCGGTAATTATTAAACGCGTATTTTCGCCCAAACGGGTCAATAACATTTTCATTTGTGATGCAGTTGAATTCTGCATTTCATCCGCGACAATCCAGCAATTTTTAAATGTGCGTCCTCTCATGAATCCCAGTGGCGAAATCTCAATGGTTTTCTCTTCGATTAGTGCAGTCACTTCTTTGGGAGTAATAAAATTATATAATATGTCATAAATAGGACGAACCCACGGCGCCATTTTTTCTTCCAATGTTCCGGGTAAGTATCCCAAGTCTTCGTCTACCGTGACAGACGGCCGTGTAAAGATTAATTTTTCTACATTGCCCAAAAGAAAATTCTTCACTCCGATTTCGGTTGCAAACAGCGTTTTACCCGTTCCGGCTGGGCCAGTTGCCACCACGATTTTCTTTGTGCGTTGACTTAATAAATTGTGGTAGTCGCGCTGTGCTCCATTCTTTGGTTTTGTAAATTTTTCTTCTAGTCTATTTTTTTCGACAGACGATAAATGCTGTATGTTATCATATAATCGCTTTTGTGATTGTAATGAGGTTTCGTTGTCATCATCGTTTTCATAATTAAAATCGCGCATGAGTTCCTTCTCGTGTTGTTTTCTGGCTTTTCCTCTGCGTTTTTTGGGTTCACCCAGCGGTTGAAACTCATTTGTACTCATCGTTGGATATCTACAATATCCAATGATAATAATATCCCTAAAAAATACGCTCGTGAATATTATACACAGTTGACCACTAACCACACTTTGTACGGTTAGTATTCAAATGCAACGTTAGTGATAAATCAGTCTAGATTGGGAAATAACAGCTTATCTACTGTAGTTCGCACACAAAAAAATCTATGCAAAACGATTCCCAATAAAAATGAAACAGCTAAAACCTTCCAGAATGAAATCGCAAATACCGCCGAAATAATAAATGCCGCGATTATTGTCATTATAACATCGACAATCGCTAGATTTGCAAACCTGTATGAATGAACCCCTTCACCCAGCTTACCAAGCATATTTTTATACGGACAGTCTCTGCGCGGCTGATTTCTACAAGGACAATTTCTGTGCGGCATATTTTTACAAGGGCAATCTTTGCATGGAGGATTTTTACACGGACAATCCTTGCCTTGCATTATGTATTATGGTAATATTTTTATTTCAAATTATTCGTAGTTTTAAATGTACAATTCTATTCACAATATGCAGTCAAAAACGTACAATATTGTACTAACATTACACACTGTAAATCAGTAATATAATTTTGTAAAGAAGATAAAATCTACAGAGTATATTATTTAGAAGGAATATGGCCGAACCCGTCCAAACTGATGCTATTTTAACTCCTGACGACAATCGCTTTGTGATGTTTCCAATTCAGCACGACGACATTTGGAAAATGTATAAACGCCAGGTGGATTGTTTTTGGCGCGCGGAAGAAGTAGATTTGTCGAAAGATATGAACGACTGGAACAAGCTCAATAGCGATGAAAAACAGTTCATAAAAATGGTGTTGGCTTTTTTTGCCGCGTCGGATGGATTGGTTCTGGAAAATTTGGCGGTTCGGTTCATGGGTGATGTACAATTATCCGAAGCCCGTGCGTTTTACGGGTTTCAAATCGCGATGGAAAACATCCACTCTGAGATGTACAGTTTGCTCATTGACACATATATTCAGGACGGCGCGGAGAAAAAAAAGCTGTTTGAAGCCACACAAAATTATCCATGCATTACCAAAAAGGCGAATTGGGCCAAAAAGTGGTTGGGCGACAATCGAAGCAGTTTTGCGTCCCGCCTTGTCGCGTTTGCAGCGATTGAAGGGATTTTCTTTTCCGCGTCGTTTGCTTCTATATATTGGATAAAAAAGCGAGGTTTAATGCCCGGACTTACGTTGTCGAATGAATTCATTTCGCGAGACGAAGCCCTACATACCGAATTTGCCATTTTATTGTATTCAAAGCTACAAAAGAAGTTGAATAAAAAGCGTATTTATGAGATTATTCAAGAAGCGGTTGAAATCGAAAAGGAATTTATTACGGATGCGATTCCGTGCCGTATGATTGGAATGAATTCCAAACTCATGATTCAATACATTGAATTTGTAGCGGACCGTTTGGCACTGCAGCTCGGTTATGATAAGATATACAATTCACATAATCCGTTCGATTTTATGGAGTTGATTAGTATGGAATCCAAGGTCAACTTTTTCGAGCGAACAAACTCGGAATATGCGCTGGCCAACAAGACCGTTGACATTGATGTGTTTGAATTCAAAGCGGATTTCTAGACGGTAATCTGTAACCAAAAACAATACAAGCCTGTGCAAAATTGACATATTATTCATGTGTAATAATATATCAAACAACCATACAACTATGACAACATGTTTGGACCTTAATGCCTGCCCAGGCGATAAAATGTACAATGTATTATGTAATTTCTCTATTGGAATCGATGAATACGCATGCAATCCCGAAACTACATGTATGCGAGCAGATGGAAAATATGATTGTTGTGGGAACAACATAGTAAAATGCATAGTACACGCAGAGTCATTGCGCGTGCCAACAATTCAGCCTACCATATCGAGTAATGATATACCATGTGATGAACGATGCAACCCAGAATATAGAATAGATACATGTCATTGGTACGAAAGTAAGCAAATAAATATAATATGTAACGGCGATCGTGATAGTTATTGTTGTTCTCAAAATAGAGCGGACTGTTGTCGCACGAACACGACATATGCATACATCGTATTTGGTTCTATTGCTGGTATAATGGTATTATTCGCGTTTTATAGATACGTAATTAGAAATAATACTAAAATTATTCCAGTACAAGCAGACGTACCTCCTGAAAAATACCAACTCGCCGCCTTCGTATAATAAAGATCTATGCACCACCAGGCTCTGCACTGGGAACCGAATGTTCTGGCCCAGGATCTGCACCGGGCACAGTGTCATTTTTTGTTTCGCCTTCATTTGCAGTTGCTACAATATTATACAGAGCCAATGTTCGAGCACTCGCGTCGGTAGCTTTCACATACTTTGGCATCCAAAAATACGGAACTAACTTACCATGACCGGGGTAGTGCTTCTCAAATATACTACGATACAAGAACTGTTCTGCATTGTTCGGCAATAAATAGTCGTTTGTAGTCGAAATTATTGTAAGATCTGTCATGTTATTTGCAGTCAATGTAGCATGGGCATGTTCTTGTATAATGGTATACAATGACCGCGAGTGTTGCGAAACTCCGTCACTGAATGCTTCTTTTCTACGCCACAACACGCTCTCTGGCAATAGTGGTTTACCGTCTATATTTGAGAATCGCGCGCCATCAAACGCGTCTCGTATTAAATACTTCTCGGGGCGCTTTACACCAGTGTGAAATCGCATGCCAAATGGAATAGTAAAGTAATATTGTACCCATTCACGGTCCAAAAACGGCGTTCGCGGTTCCAGACCGTGCGACGAAATCGATTTATCCGAACGAAGCACATCAAACATGTATATGTCATTAATTAGACGTCTGCATTCTCGGTCAAATTCTAGTGCATTTGGTGCACGTGCCATATACAAATATCCGCCCGCCACTTCGTCGGAACCGTCTCCGTTAAATATGACCTTTGCCTCGCTGTTTGCAGATATGTATTTTCCAAGCAACCAATTACCAATACTGGCGCGTACGGACGTGGTGTCATAGCTTTCAATGTCTACAATCACCTCCTGGATGGCGCTTAAGAAGTCCGCCTCGGTCACAATAATTTCAGTGTGTTTTGTGCCTAAATAATCGGCTACAATGCGCGCATACTTCAGGTCTTCGGCATTCTCCAGTCCAATACTATATGTTTCCAGTGTAGGCAGACCATGTTTTTTGTGATATTCGTTCACCAGTGCAGCAACCAAACTACTATCCAGCCCACCTGATAACAAACATGCGATGGGGCGATCCGTTGTACAACAACGTTTATGCACTGCACTCATTAAATACTTTTGAATATTGGTCATATATGTTTCATATGGGTCTTCGATAGAACATGATACAAATCCAGGTCGCGTGTACATTTTATTCAATTTCGATGGCCGCCAAAAAGAAGTTCGCTTAAACGGTAGTTCATAGTGTGAGTAAGTGCCCGGCGGAAATTGTTTGACAACATATTCATGCGTGGTGATCGAGTCTAGGTTTGTAAGTTGTTCGTCATTTAATTTGTTGCACATATCGGACAATTGTTTCAGTTCACTCGCGAAACCAAACACACTACCTTTTTGTAGCTTGGTCGGCGATAAAGTGTAAATTGGTCGCACTCCATATGGGTCGCGTGCAATGTACATACTCGCCGTTCCGCCGAAATTACTGTTATCCATCAAGCAAAATGCAAATTCGCCATCTAGCAACTGCAATGTGTGTTCGATACCATATTTTCGGTATAAATGAATGATGACTTCACAGTCCGAGTTGGTCGTGGGTGTCACATTCATCAATTTGTATAATTCCTTGTAATTATATATTTCGCCATTACAAATTAACGTGATGTCTTTAATACGAATTGGTTGATTCGACTCACTATTTAGCCCATTTATCGCAAGACGATGAAATCCAAATGTGGCATTCACGGTCGCTTCTTGGATAACCGAATGTTCTGGCCCACGGTGCTTTCCCTTTAGAAATTGTTTATGGACATATTCTCGGGTGAAAATATTGCAATTATTTAGCAGAGCAAAAATTCCACACATATTTGACTGATATTATTGTATCATGAATATTGTCTTTATGCAGTTTGGTAGTTCAAAATACATAAATATACATAAATATATATTTATAATGTATATATTCATTACAAATGAACAAGGTTTTTGACATTTTGCCCTCATTATCTACCGAACAAAAAGAAAAGAAGGCCAATGGCGCAAAGGTGGTCGACAACTTCACGGTTAAGAAATGCCCGCTCATGGATAATTTCGAAAATATGGACCCCACAACCATGTGGAAGCCGCTTATTGGGGCTCCCGTTCAACTTGACGCCAAACCGAATAGCGTGAATGCAAAGATTGTTGCCCACTCCAGTGAGAACAAAGGCATTAAGGAGTCGATGTTTATGTTAACAGATTCCTCCAATAATGTTGTGAAACCCGCTTCTAAAAATGCGCTTCCCAAAATTCAAGGAATAACCAATGCACCCGATACGGACAGCAACGATGATGAAGACGACGACGATGAAAGTGTTATGACAAATATGATTAATTTGGACACTGTAACAAAGGTTTATGTTGGTGCATTGTCTTTAGTCGGGTTGTTTGTATTGTATCGCGTGGTAAAGAAAACCATCTAAAATATTGACATAGAAATCGTCTAATATACTTCATATTACACAATTTCCACGACAAATGCAGATAAAAATATCAACAAAATGTATAATATGGATAAAAATGTGCTACTTTTGTTTATGACAATGTGCTATTTATTGCCAATTTATTACGTATATTATACATACAATTCGAATAATAGCGTGTCTAACATCATATGCGCGAATGATTGCAAACACTATATATTATTTTTTATGTTTTTGATGGGCGTAGGAACAATTTTGTACGAATTGGAAAGAAATGACATTTATTCTATCGCTATTATTTGTGTATTGCTCATTGGAATTTATGGACTCATTTATGTAAATGAAACGCATGCCATTCATTATGTTTTTGCGGGTTTGGTTTTTATGTCTATCTTATTTTTCATGACGCGGCATTGTTATTTGAACAATTGCGATATGGTATTGTTATCATCACTGTTATTAGCGGTTATCTCGTTGATATTTATCGGTATAAATGTAAATAAAAATATATTTTATGGCGAAGTTATTTACATACTGAACTTTGCATTTTATTATTTGTATTTGCATTTTATAACGTGAACATGATTAGAAAAGCGTTTATTGTAAACATTATTATTAAAATAATGTTTATACACCGATGAACATTTAAGTTCGCACACTCTGTGTGCGTCTTAATTGATTTATCGGCAACGTTTCCTTTGAACTTGAACCGCACTTTGTGCGGTTTTAATTGTTCAAAGGTGTAAATATGGGTTCTCACCCGATTAATTCTTCAATGGTTTAAAGCTGGTAGCGCTTGTATAACTGCAGAGCAGTTAATCCACCAAAAATCTGGGCCATGCAGTACGGCAACACTTCAGAAACGGGTAGTTTACCAGCAGAGGCCATGGCAATAGTCACGGCCGGGTTGATGTGTCCACCAGAAATCTTGCTGGTTAGCAAGATTGTAAGCGCCAAAGCGGCACCAATAGCTAAAGGATTTCCTGTCGCAAAGATAACGTAAATAAAGAACGCAGCACCGAAAAATTCAACTAAATAACTGTACATTGACAATATATTGTATACTGTGAAAAAAATTGAACCAACACGGAAACGAATTCGAATAATTATTATTTTGCCATCAATTCGGGTATGTATCTCATGGTGGCACTTTCACTTGTTCGACTTGCGTTTATTTTGTATGGAATGCTAGATCAACATGGCCCGCCCGACTTATATATTCACACCATTTCTTCCGGTTCTGCAATTATACAACGCAATTTAACATGGTTTAATGATACAAATAGCTTCCATTATTTCCATAAAAATCCTTGATGTATTGATTTTGCACCACACCACCGACTTTACTATATTGAATTGGAGCAAATGTCGGCGTGGGTGCGTTTGTTGTACGGGCATTTTTTTTCGGCGGCGCAACAGAGCCACCTGCACGTGCTCTGCGACGAGCATTATCAGCAGTATTAATATCATTGTATGTAGTGAACGAAAATAGTCCTCCACTCGCATTTAAAGATCCTTTCCCAACTGCAATGTTGCGTCGGTTTGCAATCACACTTGACGCATCCCGGCTGCCGAAAAACTTCTTTTCTAACTTCACCTGAACTGGTTCGGGCGTAGCAGGAACGGTTTCCAAATAAGTGTGTCGTGCCATATTGAATGATGCCTGATTGTCACTTGTACTGTCTTTTAGTGGCATGGGTTTTGCACCCGACAATGCACCGTTGTTTATATTTTCTATACTATACTTCATTCTATACATATCACTATGATTCTATAACATAGTGATATAAATTAAACCCTTAAACAATTAAAATGTACCATTTTATTTGTTTAATGACCAGATACCAGTAACGATTTTCACATTTTCATCAGTGAAAATGTGTAAATCTTCGCTGGTATATTGTTGACTAAATTACTTGCGTGCTGCCATAACGCGTACATATGAATCATTGCGCATCTCGGCAAATGTTGCATCATTAGTTCTTTATATCATTGTAATTCTTGTTCATGGCACGCAGCTTGCGGAATCGCACATAATCAGAAGAATCAGATACAAAACGGGGGTTGCATGAAGCGCCCGCGACACCTGTTCCATCGCACTTGCTAATGATCGAACCAATGTGTCCTTTCCATCCAGGCTTGCTTGCATTCACCTGATTGGGTCCACCACACACGTAATTTGGACGAGCGAGGAAATCACCTAAATTGTTCACCGCGCGAAAAGGAGTTATAACGCGTTTGTATCCTTTAATTGTCCCGATGGCGTTTAATTGGTTCCATCCACGTCGAAGAACACCTCTGTCGACAGACTGTTCTCCATCTTTGTAGTTTGTAACTGTTTGTTTTGGGGAAATACCGTTTATCGTTGACATGCTACTATAATATAGTATATGACAATATAATTTATCCCGATATAATATAAAACGTATTGCGAATGTCACGAAAAAAACATTCCTTGCGTAAGCCGAATAAGCCTATGCAAAAGGAAGATTATGTGTCTTCGAATCAATATTTAGAATCGTTGTTAGATGAAACACAAACAATTAGTTATGATCCTGCGTGTGTACGTAAGAAAAGTAACTTAAGTAAAGGCCTCGATAAATATAAATTTGATTCTTTGAATTTTTCCGGCGAAGAATTACTAAATAAAATACCAACTATATCGCCAAAGTTACATGAATTACTCGGGAAAATTCAAAAATTGGATACAGCAGATATGAAAGAACATGGAAAGAAGTTTAAGCATTTTATATTTTCTGATGTGAAATCTGGTGCGCATGGAGCTAGATTAGTTGCATCCGCCTTGATTGCAAAGGGGTATCATTTGGGATATTCTGCGGAATTAAAGAAGCCCGCTGACAAGGATGCTGCGTCCGCGAACGTGGACGAGCAAGAAGATGCCCCCGAAAAACGAGAACATCGCTACAAGAAACTCGAACTAAATGCAGACGCAGAACTTATGCGCAATCCAAACACGAATTTCTTCTTATTATCTTCTGTCATGGTCTACGACCAACCCATTACTGTCGCCGCCAAAAAACAAATGTTGGCCAAATTCAACCAACGACCGGAGAACATTCACGGCGACTTGGCGCGAATTATTGTATTAGACAGTGGATTCAAAGAAGGCATTGATTTATTCGACGTCAAATATGTTCACATCTTCGAACCATCGACTGTGCCCTCCGACCAAAAACAGGTTATTGGACGCGGCACTCGCACATGCGGACAAAAGGGATTGGAGTTCCACCCGTCCAGAGGTTGGCCGTTGCATATTTTTGTATACGATTTATCGATTCCCAAGAAGGTACAAGGCGCCTTTTTGGGTGCAGAAAACGCCATTGACTTGTACTTAAAGTCCATGAATATTGATATCCGCCAATTTCATTTCGCACATGATTTGGAAAAGTCCACGGTTCTCGGGTCGGTCGACTATGACTTAAACAAAAATATTCACACGTTCTCGATTCCGTCTGCCAAAAACATCGAACGCTTACCTGGTGGCAAAGAGTTTGTGTATGGTGGTGCACCCAAACTCCGTATTATTAGGCCCATTACGACAGAAACTACAACAAGCCTTGTATTGCCCGGGCATTCCGTGCAATCGCGCAAAACATACCCCGCCATGCGTCAATACATTAAAGACTATTTCAAAGAATACACTTGGGATGTCGTGAAAATGACCAATATGTGCGCGGAAACGATGAACGGAGGTGGAAATGTTCTCAAATATACGCCGTCACAGAACTTCATTCGCAATTATTTTACACCCTTAAATCCATGCAAAGGTATGTTGTTGTGGCACTCTGTTGGTACTGGAAAGACATGCAGTGCGATTGCTACTGCAACAAGCAGCTTCGAAAAACAGGAATACACGATTTTGTGGGTCACACGAACGACGCTTAAAAACGATATCTGGAAAAATATGTTTGACCAAGTATGCAATGAAAGTATACGTAACAAAATCGAATATAGTGACGATTTTACCATGCCGAAAGAACATTCCCAGCGTATGCGATTGTTGTCGAAATCGTGGAAAATACGGCCGATTTCGTATAAACAGTTCAGCAATTTGGTGTCGAAGCAAAACAGTATTTACGAAACACTTGTCAAAATCAACGGAGCAGCGGACCCATTGCGAAAAACACTCATTATTATTGACGAAGCCCACAAATTATATGGCGGGGACGACTTATCCGGTATCGAACGCCCGGATATGAATGCCCTGCACACTGCGCTAATGAAGTCCTATGAAATTTCCGGCGATAACTCGGTACGACTCATGTTGATGACGGCAACACCCATTACAACAAAGCCCATGGAATTAGTTCAACTCATCAATTTGTGTAAACCATTGAGCGAGCAAATGCCCGCATCTTTTGATGAGTTCTCGAACGAATATTTGGATGTTCAGGGTGAGTTTACCGAGACGGGTCGTTATAAGTATTTGGACGATATTGCGGGATATGTGAGTTATTTAAATCGCGAAAAAGACGCACGTCAATTCGCGCAACCAATTATTACACAAGTCTCCGTCCCTATGGTGAAAAATGAAGAATTAATTGAGAAGTTCGATAAGAAGTTCATGCGTGAACAAATGAGCGAAGAAACCAAAGGGCTACAAATGAAATTGGTCGAAAAGGCCAAGGAAATTGAAGGGGAGTTGAGTGACCTAGACCGAAATAAATTCGGGTTTTTGAAAAAAGAAGTATGCGAAACGTTTGACAATATCCCAAAGAAACAATGTGATAAAGTGGTCAATTCAAATATCAGGGGAATGGTTGCAGAACTAAAACATTTGACTGCCGGAATACGCGGTGAAATGAAGGAGATGAAGGGCCTCATCAAAGCGAAAAAAGGGCTGAAACGGGAGACCATGGGTAATATCAAGGAGAACATTGAACAATATGCCGACGAATTTGAAGAATACAAAGAATCTGTGTTGTATAATATTAAGAAGGACTGTGCTGTAAAAACAAATAACAGAACAAGCGCACTAAAAGACAATGTTAAAGCGCACCCCGCTATTGTCGAAATTGACAAGAAATTGGAAGAATATACTGCACAAATTGAAGCCATATCACAAAGCTTGAAAATACGAATGGAGGCACATAAACAAAAGGTTGCTGAATTACGCAAAATGTTAAAGAATACCCAGTACAACGATTTGGAACGTAGTGTAATCCGTATGACATTGAAGGAACGCCAGAATGAACATAATAAAACTATGAAAATATTTAAGAAAGAAAATGCACAGAAGGAGAACCTGATACAGAAAAACATCCAAGAATTGACAAAAGGACGCGAAAAACGGTTCAAAAAAATACAGAAAACAATCAAACAAAAAATCGGTGAGAATAAACAAAAAATCAAAGAACAAGCTCGCGAAGACAAGCGAATCCGCAAAGAATTGCGCAAAGAAGTCGATTATAAAGAAGAAATAACGAACAAACAAATCGGCGACTTTGTTGAAACGTATCGCGAAAAAATGGTGGATGAGTTAAAAAATTTAGATGAGAGTATGTTAGAGAAAGAGCGCGCAAAAGAGGCGGAAAAACAGCGTAAAGCAGATGAACGTGAACAGAAACAGTTGGCTCGAGCACATGAGCGCGAGCGCAAAGCGGTGGAACGAGATGAAAAGAAGAAAACCCGCAAAGCGGAACAAGAAAAGAAGAAGGCTGAACGAGAACAAGCACGCAAAACAAAGAAAAATATGAAATAATTGACCAATTTATGTTTTCCATACGCAAAAACATAAATAATACACAAATATGTATATATAGAACACACATACATGGACCAGGTCGATGTGGATGCAGATGCAGTTGCTGATACAAGTATGTTGGATGAAGTCAGCGAAATTGACGAAACATCTATGCGTGAATCAATCGATTATTTAGAGAACACAGTGACTACAACCGAAATCGACCAACTCACATTGTCACTATTAATGAACAAAAATCATTATCGAAAATACGTCTCGCAAACCAATCCAGAACAACATGCAGTGGAGAACCAACGTGTCGCAGATAATCGCAAATATAGAAGCCGTATACTGGAGTTAACCAGCCGTCTGTTGGATTCGCCCGATACACAAATTACGACCGATGTGGACCAAATATTTGTCGCTTATACAAAACGCCTGGTTCAATATTTCAAAATGCAGGATATGGAAAAACAGAACCGTTCGCATAACGGCTGTTATGAGAGCGACGACAAAGACGAGGATGTTCTGTTTGGAAATATGGACGAGACGCCTACTGCCGACCACCCCCCAACCAGTTCATTTTGGGGGAAGGACCGAGTGGTAAAAAAAGGTAGTTTACCGGTTGCCAGTTATGATATGCGCATGTTCTCCAAACGATGAAATAAATATTGAATTATATATTTTATTTGTATATTATAAGAGAATTCATGTCGACGAATACAACGCGTCATAGAAAGAAACAACATCGACGCAAACATACACGCAAATTTAAGCGTATGAACTGTAATCCCGGGACGTCCGGAAAAACGAGCGTAGCGGATAGTTGTTTAACTGATGATGTACTTGCGCAATTGAAAACGTCTTTTAATGCGAGTCACCCAGATAAGCGCATTTTATCAACGGATTCGAAGAGCATATGGAGAGATTTAAAGAAGAAGTTGAAAACATGCGACAAAGAGGACTGTTGGTTGGATACGATTACCGACCCGTTAGTACGTCGTAAACTTGACAAACAATCTTTTGCACCTGACCATCCGTTATCATGGAATAAAGACCCCGATGAATGGCTTTCTAATTTTGATATTGCAGATGTTCTCAAACAATACGAAGAAACTTATAAGAACTTCGTATTTCTCGGCCCGTCGCCGATTGATTTTGATACGCGCTTACCCGAAAACGGCGGCGATTGCGTTTGGGAAGAGCTATGCAAATTTCAGGTGAAGAACTATTTAGAGTCGGGTAAAACAAAAATCGGGATTGTATTTAATTTAGATCATCATGGACAAGGAGGGTCGCATTGGGTCTCCATGTTCGTAGATTTAGAAGACCAATATATGTTTTTCATGGACAGTGCGGGGGATAAAATTCCGCCGGAAATCGATGCACTTGCAAAACGTATTATTGCGCAAGGACTTGATTTAGAAACACCTATGCATATACACTTTCATGAAAATTGCCCCATGGAGCACCAGTATGGAAACAATGAATGCGGCATGTACTCGTTGTATTTTATCGTGACCATGTTGACAAATAAGACGGAAAAGAAAGTATTCAAAAATTATGCGGATAAAATCGCGTTCTTTAAGAACAAGCGCATACCGGATAAATATATGAATCACTATAGAAAGAAGTATTTTAATTCGTAATTTTTTATCATTATAGTATAACTTTGATACTTATAATATAATGGCAGGAACTATTAAACCAAAATTCGTAAATGCTGTAAAGAGAGCAGCGACAGCGAGAGGAGCGTTACCATCACCCAATGTACCTCCTCCACCATCACCCAATGTACCTCTAAAACCTGCTAGCGAAATCACTGATAATGCATCCGGATCAACCCAAGCACTGCTTTCGAATAAATCAAAAGATGAGTTGATTGATATGTTAGCCAAATTAATTGATGACGAAAATAAAACAGACGCAGGCACATGCAACAGTGATAAAATTAAAACCATGTTGAATGATTTTATTGCCAAATATAAACCTACACCGGCTGCAGTTCCAGTTACAAGTAAAGATATTGATGTCATTCTGGATGTTTATGCCGACAAAGATAAAAACAGCAAAGGATATCACATTTATAATTATAAGGTTCGTGCTGCAAACGAAGAATATCCTTTTTCAACCGATGATGAAGTGAAGTATTTTTTAAAACATTTGTTTGGATATATTGAAAACACTAATTTGCCGATTGAAGCGCGCAAAGAAGATATTTCCAATTTTTTTAGATCATACAGTAAAACCTTTAAAGAAATACCGATTTTAGATGCACAAATAAATAAAAAACCGATAGAGGGTGGCAACAAACGAAAATCCCGCGCAAAACGTTCACAAAAACGCAAGCGGTCGAATACTCAAAAAAAACGAGGGTCTAGAAAATCCGCCAAAAAACATTAAACGCTGAATACATATAGATATAATGCCATATTCATATACAACATGTCATTATACGTAGTCCCCGAGAACCAGGAATTATTATGGAACGTCATAAGTAAAAACGCATATATTCAAGACTTTTTTGCGCCCTATAATCCCGAAAAGAAAAACGAATGGTTCAAAACGATCATACGCACCTTTTATGAAAGATATAAGCTACAAAAACTAACAGTAGCAGACTTGAATACCGTGAACAAAGAAACCATATCATATATGGTACAAAATATTCGCGAGCAAATAAGTCAACCGGTTGCGAAAACTACCGCACCAACTCAAGCGACCCCCTCGTATCAACCTGCGAATTCGTATTCGATACCTACCCCACCTATTGTACCAGATACCCGACAAGACATTTACGCAAAAGAATTTGAACAGCGACAACAAGAGTACGCGAACCTGAATAAAAAAGTCGTACCAGCCAATGTAAATTTCACCGAAAAGGCGGACGATGGGGTAATACAAAATATGGACGAACTCGTAAAACAGCAAATGCAACAACGTGCATATGAGATGTCGTTGATTCCGCCGCCAATCAGTAAAATAAGTCAACCGGCTACACAGCCACAACCGCCACCAGTTGTAAACACGTTTGTGCAAAATAATGTTCAGACTGCTCCGCCGAAACTACAAATAGATGCATCATCGAATATTGAAATCAGCATTGAAGAAATTGGTTCGACCAGTAATAAAAAGAGTGTTACATGGAAAACCGACGAGCAGGATATGAATCGGTTAGATGCCGAAATACTGGTTCTCCGCGAAACCATAAATAATATGACACAAGATTTCACGCAATTAAAGCAATTATATGAGTTGTCGCAAATCAGCATCACCGAATTGAAAGACGCGAATGCTGGCCTGACAACGAAATTAAATCACTTTGTTGACATGGTCTCAACACAATATAGTCCAGTTGACCGAATCTAATGTGGGACTGGCAACAAAATTAAATAATTCAGTTGAGTGGTCGCACCTCAGTATAGTCCATTTGAATGAAGCCAATACAGGACTAGCAATGAAATTAAGCGAGTTGATTGCGAACCAAGTAGAACAAACTCCAACCCAACCGCCTGCACAATCACATATTCCAAGCCCGGATGAAATCAAATCAACCATGGAACGTATATTGACACAAATGGACAATGAATAAATATTTCATATTTATCGGTAAACTATAATAAACACAACTATATTGTTTATTATATACGGGTTTCATCATGGAACTATTCGAACATACATTTTTCATTAATTTGGACCATCGAACTGACCGATTAGAACACATTACTAAAGAATTCGAAAAAATGGGAATCCAAGCAGAACGTGTGCAAGGAATTCAGCCGAAATCCCCAGCGGTCGGGTGCACAATGAGCCACATTAAATGTCTGGAGCTTGCAAAGAGCCGAGACTACGACCAGGTATTTATATGTGAAGATGATATTACGTTCACGAACCCGGAGTTATTCAAACAAAATTTAGCCAAATTTGCCGAAAACGAAGATATTAATTGGGACGTTTTATTGGTAAGTGGGAATAATAGACCGCCCTGTCAAAAATTGTATGAGTATGCAGCGCGCGTATTTTATTGTCAAACTACAACCGGATACATTGTGAAAAAAGAATACTATAATACGCTGATTGCAAACTTCAAAGAAGGCCTAGCGCAACTAATACGAAATCCAACAAATAAATTTGAGTATGCGATTGATAAATATTGGCTTCGGCTACAGTTTCAAGACTATTGGTATATTATTACACCATTAACCGTGACCCAATATGATAATTTCAGTGACATTGAGAACAAAGATACCTATTACAGTGGTGTTATATTAGATTTGGATAAACCATGGATAGAGCGTCAAACATAAATAAAAAAATGTCATTTACATAAATAATACCACTACATATATTTGGTGTTAACTTGAGTTTTCGAAAAATAAATCGTTATCTGAATTTTCTATTTCTGGTTCGGGCTCATCTGGGAGCTCATACATTATTTTTAGTTGTCTCCACTCGTCAATGTGATTGAAATAATATTGGCAATTACGCATCACAGACGCAAATGATGCTCCACTATGAGATTGATGTGCCAGGGCGAAGCCAATGAGGTTGACGCGGTTATCTGGCGAACTTATAAACCCGCATTTTTCGTTGAAATTCTTCACAAACTCGACCAGATTTAATTCACTAATCATATCCATTGCTTCCCGGACCATGACATAATCTGTATTGTCCAAGGGCGTTGTCATTCTTATATATTTTCACACAAATTTATAAGAATATATAATGAACGCGTCCAATCAATTTTTGGGGCGGCTGGTGCCATTATTTACACCGATATATCTATTTATCATTTTTAATGCGCAGAAACGTGGCAAGCACATTCTTGTTTTTTTCTTCATATTGCATTGTTTTTAATTTATCGGCATATTCTTTGTGCATCATTTGTTCTCGATATTGTTGATTTGTTGGGCCAATACACGTTCCGCGTCTTGTTTTTCGAGAGGTGTCAGCGATTGTTTGCCACGTTCTCGCATCATGTGGTCAACCGACGAATATTGTTGTACATTGTGTATATCTTTCTCGCTTACTCCAAACACCGTCTGGTCTTTGTGTACTTTACGCAAATCATCGAATTTTAATTTACTAAACGGGTCGCTGCTTACATAAATGTCGTCGTTTTCGTCGTCATATATTGAATTGCCAAAATCACTATTCATATACAGGTTCTCAACCCCTCTATATTTTACCATGCCACGTTGCGTATCTTTTATTTTGTCAAATACATGGCCCATGTTTTGTGTACTCACCTTTTCCGTGGTTTCGTATGTCGCCGCCTCGTTCGTAAACCACTGATTTTTGTCCGGGTTGGCCTTGGATACCATATTTTTGTCAAATAATTCATTGAAAGTAGTGTTAAATTGACGCTTGTCCATCGATTGAATGTTTTTGCTGACCGCATTCACAGTTGCTTTATCTGCAGATGGATGCCCTGTATCATATACCCGTTTTTCGGTGGTAACCGGTAGATTCTGCTTGGTTTGGTTCTCGTAAAATTTAACAACAATATCAAACGCTTTTTTGTAAAATAAGAAATACTCCGGCGACAGCTTCGATTTATCTGGATGCGTCATTAGCACCTTTTTTTTAGCGCGTTTCATATCTTCCAATGTTATAGAATAATTCAAATCAAACAGACCAAGTAAATCTTGCAAACTATACATGTGAATGTCCAGATTGTATTGTTTTTGTGACATTTTTGGTGTAAAATTTTGGTACTTATTATACTATTTCGATACTATTTATGTATATTACTACGTAAATTACATAAAACATAGTGTCTCTATATAGTATACAACATGGGATTACCAATTATTACGCATTATGAAAATAGAAACGCATTTTTCGATTCCCTAAACAACAACCCCGGACTAATTATTGTGAAGTTTGGGGCCGATTGGTGTGGGCCATGCAAATTAATCGAAGAAGATGTACATCGATGCTTTGAATCGATGCCGGACACGGTTCAATGCGCAATAATCGATGTAGATAAGACATTTGATTTGTATGCATTTATGAAAACAAAAAAAATAGTGAAGGGAATTCCAACGATTTTATGTTATCGCAAAAATAATACACATTATGTACCCGATGATGTTGTTGTCGGGTCAAACAAACTCGAAGTGCGTGACTTTTTTAAGCGATGCCTCGCATCATTAGCTTAACGGACTATGTATTTGGTGCAATGATAACGAAAATCCGGTATCGCTATCTACATCATATGGCGATGTAATGTCATATGAATTTGTGAGCAATCCGGCGATGTTTTTGTCGTGAATAACCTGTATGGGGCGACGGTGTAGATTGACAAGCTGGTCCAGTTTCATTTCTAAATCGTGCGCTCGTTTATGAAAATATAGGTTGCCTTTTGCATATGAAACATTATAAATACAATTGTATAAGTTGCTCCTATATCCATACCATTCATAGTAACAATCTTTATATTTATTAAAATCTGGCCGACTCAATGCCGACTGTATTGTTGCGGGTATGGCGGCTTCTGCCACCTTTTCGAGTTCATTCGGCATATTCAAATATTTTACATAGTTGCATATCATGCAATTTGACTCGTGTATATTTTCCAACAATACTTTCGCAATTAGCTTACTGCACAACTCATGCAAATTGTCATTCTTGCAAAACATATTTACTAGAATACAATCCATATTTTCAGTCAATATAGATTGTATCAGCCGTCGATTCATTTGAATGTCTTTATCTGCATTAAATGTATCAATGACAATGACCAAAATATTCCGGTCTGTCGGTTTTATACGCAGAAACACGGGCACCATTTGTTCTAAAGCATTTGTATCAACCCGTTTGGCGAGTGGGGATTTAGATGAGTAAAAGTATACATCTGGTTGATTGTATTTTGAACCGATCGAAACGTAGACATATTGGTATTTCTTTTGCTGTGCAAATACCGCGGTCAACGTCGCGGAAAAAGAATTTGAATTTGTATCAAACAACATTTGTAAATCACATGTGAATTATATTATAACATGTGATTCAGTCAATTTTTCATTTACTGGATCTGCGAGTTTTTTTTTGTTTTCTTTTTCGGTGTTTTGTACTTTTTTTACCGCCAGATGACGGGTATTTATTCATTGGTAATGGCGGAGCAGATGGTTCTATCTTTGCGGTCGTTGCGGTCGTTGCGTAAGGACCGGAAGGTGCTGGGACCGCAACTGCGACCGGTATTTCTTCCTGTCCTGACGCTGTAGCAGTCGCAGTTGAAAACGGGTTAAGGGATTTTAGTTTCTCGATTGTACCAGAAAGCGTTGGAAGAGCGATTGCTGGCACGGCTGAAAATATAGATGGCGATTTTGATTCAGGCGAAACACTCGCTTCGGGTCCAAACGATGATGGTGGCGGCAATATAAGTTCATTTGTAGTATCCGCGATTGTTGCATATGTTAAAACCAACGAAGTTATTCCAATAAAGACATACGATAATATTGGTATGTGGTCAGTTTTCATACTAAAGTTATAATACCATGACATTTTTTTGTGGGATTTTTATTTGTTGATAAGTTGATAAAATAATTGTTTTATTATACATTGGCGCTTGGCTGCGTTGCTTGCGCATACTGGCGCTGCCACGTTTGCTTTGTTTGTTGCTTGACACCGCAATGCATATGGCGTTCGAACTGTTCAGGAGAATCGTAATACAAGACGTCGGGACTATTGGTACTATCGTCACCCAAATAGCGCACCTTGAAAAACTGGGCTTCCGCGTTCCAATTTCCAACCTTCATATTATACTCGCGAATTCCAGTCACTGCATTGCGAATCGATGCTCCGGTAACAACGCTCCCTGCATAATATTCGAGCCTATTCTTCTTAGTGCCGATAACCTTATGGCCAGGGTCAGTAATTAGATAATTATCCATACGATTACGCTTCGACTTCACATCTGTGAAAATAGTACTTTCGTCGACATCACCTGATTCGTGATATACATACGATTGCTCATCGTACTCGCCGTAATTTTCTCCGGAAGGTTGGTTTGATTGCTCGTCATCTTGGTTCATGTTTAGCGATAGCTAGGGAGGCTAATAAACAAACGTGTATTTGTCTTAATTATACCTATCTGCATCTCTTTATGTTACTTCATATACATATTTGTGTAATGCGATATACACCGGCCACTTTTTTAGAGTCATTTGTATATACAACAAATGGCGTTAACATCCGCAGAACTACGCGCCTTCATAAATAAAAACTTTTTAACAGACGTGCCTGTAAATAATATAATCCCCACACCCGACCAGGTAGAGGAGACAGACCTTTTTTTACCAGCTAAAACTCCGTCAATGCATGATATCGCTCGACCAAATAGCAAGACGCCGGCCGCTGCAGAATACAAATATTTAGACGATGTTATCCTGTCAAATAATCTGGTGTTATTTCCCAGAAATTTGGCGGAAACATATACGATCCATTTGTGTCTGTTTTCCATTAATACGGATTTGCATACTCCATTTCTACAATTTATGTTTAGTAAAACAGACTCTATCTATCAATTTCCAAGTGCCGAATTAGATATGGCCACGATCCAGAAGTCTACTTCTTCCGAAACCATTCAACCGAAACTGGAAACAGAAGGATCGATTGACGGTGATGAGAGCGATGATGATGACGAATATGATGAATCGAGTGGTGTAGATGCCGAATTTTTATCTCAATGCAGTTATTTATTGCAGAAGACAGTGTCGATTCCCGACATGGACATGCAGTCACTTTATCGTGGATTTTTGGAAGATGACCAAACCGCAAATCAGTTGTATGTATTCTTCGATTGTACCGGGTTGAACATAGAAACACATAGTGATAAGTTTCAAACGGGCGAATATATCATGGCAATTGTAGACGAATTAAACGTGGGTCGAATTAATAACATGGAAATAAGAAGTGATGTGTTACAAATATTTAATAATAACCCATTTACAAAGATAATTAACATGGCAAGTGGAGAACCGGTTCCTGGTCCCATGATTTCTTATTTGTGTACGAAAAATGAGGACGAAACATATGAAAATGAATATTATACTGACGAAAATGGTTATGACAGCATATCACTAATTGCACCGGTTGTTACACATGCACGATTTGATGATATATATATGTTTTCGAAGACTCCTTTAACAGGGGAATACAATAAGATCAAACGGTTTGCACTGTTTTATGATGAAACAGAGGATGATGTTGAGAACATGGATAATGAAGGTGAAGAAGAAGAGTCAGTTGAAGAAGGTGAGGAAGAAGGTGAAGAAGAAGAGTCAGTTGAAGAAGGTGAGGAAGAAGGTGAAGAAGAAGAGTCAGTTGAAGAAGGTGAGGAAGAAGGTGAGGAAGAAGGTGAAGAAGAAGGTGAGGAAGAAGGTGAGGAAGAAGGTGAAGAAGAAGAGTCAGTTGAAGAAGGTGAGGAAGAAGGTGAAGAAGAATTAGTAGAAGAAGGTGAAGAAGAAGAGTCAGTTGAAGAAGGTGAGGAAGAAGGTGAAGAAGAATTAGTAGAAGAAGGTGAAGAAGAAAGTGAAGAAGAATCGGTAGAAGAAAGTGAAGAAGAATCAGTAGAAGAAAGTGAAGAAGAATCAGTAGAAGAAAGTGAAGAAGAATCAGTAGAAGAATCGGTAGAAGAAGGTGAGGAAGGCGAGCAAGAATCAAGCGAAGAGTCAAGTGAGGAAGAATCGTGGTCAGGGACCGAATCTGGGTCCGGATCAAGTTCGAGCGATGAAAGTAGCATCCCAGAACTAGAATTAGCCGAAAACGCAGTGTTTACATTTACAGAAAATGAACAAACCTACTATGGAACATATTCACTAGAATCTTTCACAGAATTATAATCATTGCCAACCAATACATAATGTTATTTCACAATCATTATGTATTACACACACTCTCTCATACACATGCACACATATACACACATTTACACATTGTCTAGACTACTGTAAGATGCAAAGAATATATCGAATACTTCTTTCTCAACCTCCGTATTTAAATTATCGATGATTTCATCGCGCAGCGGCTTTCTTTCGTAAACCTTACCGAAATTGTTAATATACAACTTGATATGATTTATACGCTCATTGATATACTTATCACGTTCTACCTGTTTGTCCTGTCGCGATTTCAAGTTTTCGATTTGCATACGCACCGATTTCTTTTCAAATTCAGCCTTGTCGATTAATTCCGTTTCGCGCTCTGCCAACATTCGCCGCTGTTCAATAATAACGTTATTCTTTTGTTGCATAGCGACGTCCGTCAAGTCATTATTCATTTCATCTACATCCTTGTCTAATTCTAAATACCATTTATGGCGAGTCTCATTTGCACTAATAATGGTATCGCAAATATCAGGTTTCTTCAACTGTTCATATCTACGTCGGGCTTCGGTGCCTTCTTTTCCTGAAAATTTATTTCTAAAATCGGCAACAACCGTTTCTTGTATAGTAGGACTGGTTTCCATAAGCCGGTCAAATTCGCCTCTGCAGTGTTTAATAAATGTACCTGCATCACCTCGTTCGGCTGGCTTCTTTGCAAGTTCAATTCGGATATTACGTGCGAATTTATCCCATGAAATGGACGCTACACGATGTGCTTCATTCAACTCCGATATCTTCAAATATTGCTGGATAGTGGTTAAAATACCGATCATAATGTTAATACTACCAATTACGGCAGGCGCATATATACGAATCGAATCCGGCAAACTGTCTTGTGCAAATGATGCAGTACCACTGAGTGTAGAAAAAATAATTGCAGGTATCGTGAACCAGGCATGGAAATAGGAATATTTTGAGTGAGCACGTGTATTGAGCCATTTATAACACTGTGCAATATCACACCATTCTACCATAATGACTTCGTTTTCAGGAGACCATTCTACTTTTTTTAGTTTGGATTGGTCCGCAGGTTTACCTGCATCTTTGGTTGTATTCGTTTCACTACGGAAAGTTTCCACCTCATCCGTAGTCATTGGCGACGGGGGCGGAATAATATCGGTTTGTTTTTCCGAAGACATATTATATTTTGTAGGTACTAATATAATATAATTACAAAAAAACCAGCCCATCCCGTATACCGGCTAAATGATAGTCTACGTTTCTACGTTGGAATCATCATCGATAATGACTTAAATTTGGGTAAGGATTCGACGGCCACCGGAACTAACGCATTTACTTCGTTTGGATTGGCTATAAGACTATTTGAGGCGTTTATTGGCGCAGTTTCCTGGGTTTGTGTAGGAGTTTGCTCTGCCGACGACGGAGGCGCAGGCGGCATTTCATCGGCAGGGTCAATAATATCGTCTAATGTATCCATGTGATGGTCGTCTTTAATGTCTTCAATCGAGAACGTATAATTCATATTGATGTTCTCGTCCACTTCTTTATAAAAGTCGGAAATGCGATGATGACACCGTTTCAATTGTTTCTGTTGTGATATGTGAAAAAAGGAAATATAATTAACATACAGCGTAATTTGGTCTTGCAATATGCGATTTTCATGGGTTAGTGTGTTTAAAAAGTTCGAAATGGAGAACCCGACCTTATGGTTGTCGTTGTAATGCAATATTGAGTTCTCTTTGTTCACAGTTTCTAAATATAGCATGTTGAGTAGATTCAATATACTTTCATGTAATGCACCAATATCTTCAATGCAGTACTCCTGAAATGGCTCGAGGTCTTTATAAACCGGGAATGTTCGTATAGATAATGAATCATCGTGAAATCGTTCTTTACAGAATTTCACAATCATATTGTGCAATTTATAATAATCACAATACATTCGGTTGTTTAATAACGCCCGCAGCTTCTTTATGTGTTCAAATTCCATCGAAAAGATTTTGTATTGATAATAGAAGGAATCCAAACAAAAAAGGAAGATTTGCTTGTTATTGTCACGAATCATCTCGCCGTGCAATCGTTTCAACTCGCCAAGTTTGGACGCGACACTGTTTTTCATATTGCCAATCTCACGTATTATGGATATGATATTTTTGAAACTATTTTTTAGTTTTTCGTTTTGAAATATATAATCGTTTGACATTTATAAAATACAGATATAAATTATTACTAATAAAAAATACAACAATACAGTTTGTAAAATCTGGGACGTTGGGTACCTCTACTAAATAGAGAATATTTCTATGCGTATTTGTTTCTCTAGGTCCTCGTATTCTTCCACTAAATCTAACTTGTCTTGTGCAGTGAACGCGCTTGGCTTTGACATGAACGCATTTGTGATGCTATCGATGATTGGCATGAGTGGTGTCCAAATGGTGGATGATAATCCAAACAGGCCGAGCAGCGGCTCTTGTGTAGTTTTTTTCCAGACATTGTTTGGGTTGACGGGCATGTTCTCAATTTCGTTTAAGGACTCGAATGACTTAATTGATCGCGGGGTGTCGCTCGGTGGACGATTTGCGCTCACATCCTCACGATGTAGACCACGTTGGTCTCGCGGAATATATTTTTTGATTTCCCAGTATTGGCCGGCTTCTTCGTCATATGTGAATCGAATGTATTTATTTTTATTTAGGTTACGTTGCAATGCAGCCGATTGAGGCGTATTGTAAGGAGCTATTTTTATGAAAGCGAAATAATAGGCATTACGGTTTTCATTGACTTTGTAAACCATGTCTATTTCGTCCACTCGTCCAATACCGAGAGCATTGAACGAGTCTTGTATTGTTTTTTTAGTTACCGTGCCTAACATGCGCGGGATATAAATGTTTAACGACATTTGAGCAATTTGCTTGATTGAATACTTTCATTTTAATGGGCAATGGTCTCGTCAATTTTTTACTTTTGTGTGATGGACGGGGGTTTTGTGGTTGCCTGGGTTTCAATTGCGATTATTCATTCCGCAGTAGCTGCCTTTTTATTCATTGCTGTGGTTAATTCAGTGAGAGCATGCATACCATCATTTGTTGTAGCATTTACGTCCGCGCCTGCTTCAATCAATTCAATGACAGTATTCAACAATCCTTTGTTAGCGGCAAAGATGAGAGCAGTATAGGCAAATTAGGGCCAGTTACATATTCACACAGGTATTTTATAAGTTTTATAAGTTTTATAAGTTTTAACCCTTTTGCTGTGTCTTTTTTGCTCTTTTTTGCTCTTTTTTGCTCTTTTTAATGTTTTTTTGCTGTTTTTTTTATTGCGGGGTTTAATATTTAATCCACCTCTATGTTTAATATTTATGTTGGGGGTTGTTCCATTAATTGGTATAGTTATGCAACCATCCCCCCTACTTAATTGAGTTAAAAAATCACTACATTGTTCTTCATTAAAATTTACTGTTGTTATATTCGATTTCACACCTTCATCTATTAAAGAAAATGGGTCAAGAAAATATTCAGGGTTAAGGTAATTCGTATTCGTTAATCCGCAAAATAATCCAACTATACGCCGATTTTCATAATCATTTATTCCTGTATGAATTCTTTCGGCACACACGGTTACGTCTACAGCTTTAGACGACTGACCCGTATCTGCTACACGAATGTGCATAATATTATCTTCTCTGTTTTCATTCGGGTCAATAACTGCATGTTTCCACAATGTATCTGGAAATACCACTGTATCACCATTATGCAACTTATTTCGTAAAAGAGGGGGCGACAACCCTGCTGCTTTTATATTTTGATATATTTTTTTAACCAAATTATGTTTTTCAAACACTAAATCGCCCATTATGTCCCGTGGAAAAAATGACTCACCAGTGTCAGAGTCGATTGTCTTCAAATGACGATGAATATTAGTATCGTTTTCATGATAAAATAATAATTCACTTCCTAATACATACGGTAACTTTTGATTATAATATTGCAAAATTTGAAATAAATTACTATCATTGTGATATTCCGTATTTCCAATTGGGGTTCTTCGTGGGTTTAATCTTACAAAAATGGTAGTTTCAAATTCTGGAGAATCCACCCTTCCCATAAAAGCGTTTGTTACTGGATCATACAATTCATAATCTACATTTTTATGTCCGCCTGTAATGGGAATATTTGGTAAAACCCCTAAAATACCGGAATTAATTAGTTGGGTTTTTATGTAACCTTCTATTATGGGTTTATGTGCCACATATAAAATTTTTATGGCATTTGCTTTTTGCCGTGTGTCTTCGGTGGGCGGCCGTTGTTTATTGTCAAATATTAAATAAGGACTTGCGGAAACAGTTCTTCCGTCTGCAATATTAATTTTAAACATCATTCCTGAAAATTTACATATTATATCAAAATTATCGTCACTAAATATATTAAAGTCAGTAGGCTGGCTAAACACTTTAAAAAAGGGATAATCTTCCAATAAAACGCATATATTTTCTTGAATATCGTCACCGATTAATGGTGATGCCATATATATAGATATGACATTTAATATAATGAAATGTAGGATTCGAAGTAAATCACCAACGCCATTTATGTAGTAAAATTGATAAAAGTTTACACTTGGGTTGTTTATGTATTACATTTAGTCAATACTATTGTTGTATAATGTAATGTTGCAACACATTTTACACCGTTGAATATTTCAATCTGCATTGCGGATAAATCTTTAACCAAGTGCCGGTTTCAAATATTCACGGGGTACAAACTTATATATATTTATATATAAATGGATTTACCAATTCCTGTTGATTTAGGTAATTCGAGCGATGGTAATACTGACGGTGAGAGTCGTAGTGATGAGAGTCCTAGTGATGAGAGTCCTAGTGATGAGAGTCCTAGTGATGAGAGTCTTGGTTCTAGTGTTGAGAGTTCTAGTCATACTGACGGGGAGAGTCCTAGTGATGTGAAGAGCCAAATAAAAAATGAAAATATCGGAAAAGCCGTTAGCTACTGGTTCAGTAAGCCTGATCGGAAAACGAAAGTACAAACCAAATATGGCCATATCAGTGAATGGGACGTGTCCCGCGTCACTAACATGAGTACGCTGTTCAAAGACAAGTATACATTCAACGACGACATTAGTCGGTGGAATGTGTCCAGTGTTACCGACATGAGTGATATGTTTAATGGTGCAGTCATGTTTAACCAACCGATTGGAAATTGGGACGTGTCCAATGTTACCAACATGTCCGGCATGTTTCATGGGGCAAACAAATTTAACCAACCGATTGGAAATTGGGACGTAAGCAAGGTTACCGACATGTCCAATATGTTTAATTCTGCAATTGAATTCAACGAAAATCTTACCAATTGGAATGATAATATTCATAAAAATGCAAAAATTAACGGCGTCTTACGCTTAACCCAGCTGCACAATATTATCGCGCACAATATTGGCGCGTACGATATTATCAAGTCATGTAAGCCCACCGATAATTCTTCTCCGGCCTACACAGAAAATATTGATGCCTCCAATAAATATAACGAGGCCCGCGATAAAATACCATCATTGTTTCTTAACAGATATCAAACGTATGGTTCTTTCGGTGGTGACAAGAAGACTCGTCGGGCTAACCGCAAACGTTCTAGCCACAAGCGTTTGCGTAAGGATAAGAGTAAGGGTACGAGAAATGCGAAACGCGGCGCCAAACGAACTCGCAGAAGGTAGATTGGAATCATCAAGCGTGCCGCCAAGTCCACGTTACGACCACCCTAACCCACTATGCGGGGGTGGTCGCAAAAGCAAAAAATCTAAAAAGAATGCCATAAGAAAGAGTCGCAGAAAAACAAATCGACGTCATCATAAAATTGATAAAAGTTTACACTTGGGTTGTTTATGTATTACATTTAGTCAATACTATTGTTGCATAATGTAATGTTGCAACACATTTTAATCTTATTATATAATATATAATGGCGTCACCACCTATTATACCAAACGTAACTGCGGTTCAACCGCACGCCATCCCATTTCATTACGATCACGATGAAAAATCTGGATTATTACATTATAACCCTAATCTTGCACCAAAAGAAGTTGCGGTTGATATGCCTGATAGTGATCGGTACGATCTACAGACGGACGAAAACCAACCAAATTCCAGTTCGCCTGGTGGTGGTGCCAAGAAGACTCGTCGTTCTAGTAAAAAACGCGCTAGTCACAAACGTTTGAGAAAGGATAAGCGTAAGGGTACGAGAAATGCGAAACGTGGTGCCAGACGAACTCGCAGAAGGTAGATTGGAATCATCAAGCGTGCCGCCAAGTCCACGTTACGACCACCCTAACCCACTATACGGGGGTGGTCGCAAAAGCAAAAAATCTAAAAAGAATGCCATAAGAAAGAGTCGCAGAAAAACAAATCGACGTCATCATAAAATTGAGAAAAGTTTGCGACATAAACAAATTGTAAATTAGACACAAAAGCCACAATATAAGAAATGCCCATTAAGAACACATATATACAGTTGAATACATACCCAGTTCTTCCAGTAAATCCATGCGCCGACGCCGACGAAACGTTTGGTATTATGGTTCTGGAGTTAAACACGGTAAAAATCACGAATCGCCCCATATTCATATTGTTTACAGTTGACGCGACAGGTTCCATGGGGGATTGTGTGAAACATGCTAATACGAAAATGCAATATGCTATTCAAACACTAAAAAGTATCATGAAATACGTATCCACACAGGAAGCGGATATTTACGTCCAAATAAACACATTCAATGAAACAATAAAAACAATAGTAGACCCGGTCAAAGTGTCGCAACAAAGTTTGCCCGATATTCTCGAGACTCTCAATGCTATTGACGCAGATGGTAGTACCAATATCGAAGCGGCATTGACCGCGGCAACTGCCAGTATTACATCATATGCTGAAACGTATCCAAACCATACATGTGTTCACATATTCATGACCGACGGCGAACCAACATGCGGCGCGACGACATCGGCCGAGCTACTTAAGTGTATTTCAACCGAATATATGTCGATCAATATTGGATTTGGAACGGACCACAATGCCAAATTATTGAGCGAACTCAGTATTTCCAAAAACAGCGAATATCATTTCATTGATAAACTCGAAAATGCATCGTTAGTGTACGGCGAATCGCTACATAAGGTCTTATATCCATGCCTACAAAATGTCCATGTGCAAGTTGATAATGGTCTAATATACGACTGGACAACCAATAAATGGACAACAGAACTATATGAAAGTACGCTAATCGGCGAAATCAAAAAATATTATCATGTTAAAACCACGACCCCGTGCGACATTATTGGAACCATTAAAGCACATGCGGTTCGTCAGGAAGAAGCGGGGATATATACGGCACATATAGAAGAACCCGTGTTAAGATTGCCCGACCTGGTTGACGAGGACGACAATATTGTTCATGATGATATCATCATTAAGTTTGCATTTCGACAGCGCATATTAGAAGCATTATATGAGGCTAAACACATTCATTATGGCATGTCCCCCGAAGAATTAAATACAAAAAAACAACAAATAAAGGACCTCTTTGATAAAATACAAAAATACGTGGCAGAAAATAACATGCAAAGTGACGGTATAATCACACAACTGCTGAACGATTTGTATCTCGCGTTTTGGAATATTGGCGCGGTCGATGGCGGTATGTATATTTTCGGGAGACATTCGTCGCAAGGAAGTCAACAAGCACATACACCAGGCAATGACCGAATTAAGTTTAACAACCTGAATAATGCATTGAATATCCCGCCCGTACCAGTTTTGCGCAGATTAAAACGAATGAATACACAGTTTGATCAAGATAGTCATGTCAATGCACCTGGACCCAACTTATTTACTACAAATACACTCCCTATAAATTTAGTATGGCCGGAAGAAGACGGGTACGAATCTGCCGACAACGAATATTCGAGTTATAGCACACCGGGCATTAGAAACACGACCGACTCGATTCGATTGTACGACGAATAATTGTATAGAAGAAGGAAAAGTATTTAAACAACATTCTATGTTATACTATAAAAATGCCGACGACAAAAACACAAATTCCAACCAACTTTAGGGCGCTGGTCGCCGATTTTACTCGCGATTTATCTACTTCATTCCCCGAGTTTTCTCATATGTGGAGTAAATGGGGCGACGAAGATACGACGGACGACCAACTAGAAACATTGTTCCTATTTTGCGCAAAGGTTTATCCTGTACGCTTTTTTGATATATTGTATCAAAACGAGGACATCTTCAAACAAGATAGCGATGCCGATGTGTATTTTTTCCCGAACATGAGTTTCAAGTTGATTTTTAACAGCGAGGGACTGAGCGAAAACAGTAAGAAAATAATCTGGAAATATTTGCAGTTGATGTTGTTTACGGTGGTCGGTTCGGCGAATGATAAATCAGATTTCGGCGAGACGGCAAAGTTATTTGCAGGAATCGATGAGAAAGATTTACAGGAGAAGTTGAACGAGACCATGTCAAATCTTACCGGATTTTTTGAAAAAATGTCTCCCGAGAACAAAAATGGTGCCGATGCTGCGACTTGTGAGCAGTCCACTCCAGAAGGGGATGGCGGTAGCGGTGCTAGCAGTGCAGGCTTCGAAAACATGTTTAAGAATATGCCCAACATGGAAGGCATGCCCGATTTAAACAACCTGCAAAGTACGCTGAAAACATTGTTTGAAGGTAAGATTGGGACACTTGCCAAGGAAATGGCAGAGGAAATCGCGGATGAGTTTAAAGATGTGTTGGGTGACGGTCTTAATGCGAATGCAAACCCACAGGATATTATCAAGAAATTAATGCAAAACCCTGCGAAGATTTCCAGCCTAATGAAGACG